GACTCCAGTCAACTAAGAATGGTAAATATGAACTATGGGAGGATCGCAACCTCCTACCATTCCACAGGAAGCTCTATAAAGTCGACGTGAGGAGCAACGTAACACACAGGTTTTCTAATCGATGTAAATCTAGCCCTGTTTCCAAGCGTATCTTGGATGTGTTCTGACGCATGTGTATATGTCAGGGAGAATGGCACAATTGCAAAGGGTGCATAGAAAGTTCGATTCTTTCCATTCTACATATATTTAGAGCTAAAAAGCCAATAATATGTATAGTACAAAAAAAGCTACAATTGATACATCTTTACGAGATATCATAGAGATGTTAGATGATTACGATATCTACTCATATTATATCGGATCTTTTAAGATAAATAAACTTATGAATAGTCCTTTGCGTAATGATGATAAAAATCCATCATTTGCAGTATTTGTAGGACGAGAAGGTCGTTTGTTTTTTAAAGATCATGGTAACGGAGTAGGTGGAAACGCTATAACGTTTGTAAAAACTATTTGTAATATACAATCAAAAGAAGAATTAGAAAAAGAACTTCTGAGGATTTTGCGAAAACAGAATCCTAATAAAGTAAAAAGGGTTAATATAAAGAAGTACGAATCTGCTCACAATACTGTAATTGGTATTGCTAGACAACCGTTTACTAATACTGATTTACAGTATTGGGGGCAGTTTCATATTTCTAAATCTACTCTTAACAAATACCGCGTTTTTAGTATAAAATATTTTCTTTGTAATGGAACCGTCAGAGGAGTCTACAAAGAAACCTGTCCTATGTATGCGTATAAAGTGTATGATAGATTTAAAATCTATAGACCTTTAGCTTCCAAGTATACTAAATGGCGTTCTAATCTGACAAATTATGACGTTCAGGGGCTTGCTGAAATACCTCAGGGAGGAGGCAATCTTCTCATCATTACAAAATCTTTAAAAGATGTAATGACTCTATATGAGATGGGATACAATGCTATTGCTGCATCTAGTGAAACAACATTTATTCCGGATGAGATATTGAATAAACTTCAAACAAAATGGAAGACAATTCTCATTTTATATGATAGAGATGTAACAGGAATGAAAAAAGCTAGAGATTATAGTAGAAAATATCATTTTGATGCGTTTTTTATTAATAAAAAATTCAAAGCAAAGGATATTTCAGATGCGGTAAAAAATAATTCTTATAATGATGTAAAACAATGGTTAGATAAAGAACTACAACGTTATGACAACCTCTAAAGGAAGGGTAAGAAATGCGACAAAGGTCAGTAAGTATGGAATAAATTTCAGATCTAAACTTGAATGTTATACTTACGAAGCTTTTATGAATGCAGGAATTCCTGTACAATATGAGCCAAAGCATTTCACATTATTACCTAAGTTTGAGTACTTAAATGAAAAAATACGTCCTATAACATATCTACCTGATTTTATAGGTAAAGATTTTATTGTAGAATGTAAAGGTCTTATGGGAGATTCATTTCCATTAAGATACAAATTGTTTAAGTATTATTTGAAAAAACATCGAAGTAAAAAACGATGTTATCTTGTGAGAAATCACAAACAAGTTGATGAAATGATAAAAGACATTAAATGCAATTATGAGTCAGTTTGTAAGAATAGAAAATGAGATTGTTCCGAAACCTAAAGGAATAGATTATGATTTGGTTAATGGTAAGTGTTATTGCTTAATTAAAAAAGATGACTGGACTGATACTCTATTTTTAAAAGAAGAAAATACTGTAAAATTAGCAACAGATCATATATATGAATCAAAACAAGATATCTTGTTTAAACAAAGAGTTATTAATAATTTTAATTCTTCGGAAAAAACAACAGGTGTGTTGCTTGCAGGATTAAAAGGTTCTGGAAAAACATTAGCAGCTAAATTGTTATGTAAACAAGCAAATCTACCTGTTATTATCGTAGATCCGTCATTTAATTCTAGAGATCTAAATAGATTCTTTACGTCATTTAATACTCCGGTTGCGATTATCTTTGATGAAGTGGATAAAAACACCGATAAAAGATGGGACACTGCCCAAATGCTGAGCTTTCTTGATGGAATGCAAGATACAGGTAAAAAGCTCGTAGTATTTACATGTAACGAAACGAAATCGTTAGATAAAAATCTATTAGATAGATGTAGTCGTATTCGTTATTATAAATGCTATAAAGCATTGGATCGCGATACTGTAAAACTTATCATTAATGATATTATTAAAGATGATAGAGATACAGTAACACTATTAGATTTCATAATGAATTATATAAAAACTGTAAATTATGATAACATTATATCTTTTGTAAAAGAGGTGAATGAATATTGTGATGAGATTACAGAAGATTCATTAATGGATCTAATTAAAGATATGAACATTGAAACTATTTAACAATGGATATTATCGAAGAAGGAAAGATACGAAAAGAAATAAATGATGTTAAAAATCAAGTATGTTCTGCAGTAGCGAATAATGACCTTGAAACAGTCATGAAACTTATTCGTAGAATACAAGAATTAGATCATCAATTATACGATAACAGAAATGATGAATATTGATATTCCTTATTATGAGGACAAATCTCGAATAAATAATACGGCAATAGGGTGGTTTCTTAATCAGGGACCATCCTATTTTCGTAAAAAGATGTCTGGTGAAATACCAGATGAAGAATCACGAGCTATGAGTCGAGGTACCATGATTCATATGTATCTACTGCAACCAGATGAATTTAAGGAGCGTTATAAAGTTGCAACAATAGTCAGGCCAAAATCAACACAGCAAAATCTCTTCTGTAGCACATTAGCTAATTCAGTTGAAATAGAGCCAGATTTAGCCCTTCTAGACGCTTATAAACAAGTGTATAGTATAGTTGGTAAGTCTGAAGCTAAAATGCTCTCAGAAGCAAAGGAAATAGCCTCTACGTTGAGTTCTTATATTGAATCTATTAAAGACACAAAACATATATACATATCTCAAAACGATATGAAAATGTTGGAGTCTATAAGGTTTAATATAGATCAACATATAGCTGCAAAACCTTTATTAGATGACCCTGATGCGCACCATGAGTTTCATATAAATTGGGATTTCCAAACAGATGACGGTCGTGCGCTATGTAAATCTCTCTTGGATAGTGTTAAGTTTGATACTGAAAAGAAAGAATGTACAATAATGGATCTTAAGACGACTATACATATACATAACTTTGAAAAGAGTGTAGAAGAATATGACTATTTCAGACAATTTATGTTTTATCGTTTGGCTGCAGAATGGTATATACGAAATGAACTACACCAAGATAGCAAAGGGTGGACATTTAGGGTCTACATAATTGCTATTGATACAGTGTCTGACAACGAAGTGAAGGTATTTGAGTTTACTCCGGAACAACTTGAATCTCGTTTCGCTGACATTAAGTCCGTTATATGTGATATAATGTGGTGTGTTAAAACAGGTAACTGGGCACATACTCGTGATTATTATAGAAATAATGGTATAGAATATTTGAATCTTTGAATCCATGTCTACACAAATTAAATGTATATTACCTTTAATAGATGAACGTTTAACAAAAAATGATATATCTAAAGAAAGCGGTTTTGTAAATGCATATTTATATGATCAAAACAGACCTTCTTTAGAACAATGTTGTTTTTTATTATATGATAATTCTGTAAGATCTAAACAGCAAATGTTAACGTGGACTAAATTACGTCAACTTAAGTTGTTAAGATCTATAAAGGTAATTTATGTAAATAAAAAATCATATACAGTATATGCATTTCAATTCTTTGATACAGCTAGTAAATATCTTTTTAAAGGTAGGAATCCTAAAGGAAATCAGATTGCTCGTATTTTGTATTTTTGGGGCAATAATGATGACGACTTGAACAACCGTCTCTTTAATTCCGATCTAAAGATATACGGTGTAGATACATCGTCTGTCCCTGAAGAAGATTACGCTATGGATGCCAAAGAGTTCAGAGAAATGTATAAAAAAAGGGTGGTGATTAATAAATAATCACTACCCTTTACTGTTTTTTATGATTCCCTGATTAGACTCAGTGAAATCCGCTCAAAAAAAAATAATTTAAAATTCGTAAATATAATTAATTAACTCCGATAGGACGAGATCTTTTCTTCTTCGGTTTGTCAGCATCAACATTCTATTTTTTATATAATAAACGCCAAGGAGCTGTATTAGCATACCATTGTGTCGATTTATCGAGTGCATATGAGCCTCCACCACCCATAGATTCTGGCATAGAAGCATACCAACCTGCGGTTCCGAAGTATGCAAATGCATTCATTAATGCTTTATATTGTCTCGTTCTATTTTTATATTGTGACGATGACTTGATAATTTCATCAGGGTTATGTCCTGTAATACCAGCATAATCACCAAGTAAATCTAATATCTAACCAAGTCTATCAACACTAGATGTTAAAGTTGTAACAGATGTAATTAAATCACTAACTGTTGAAGGATTGTACATAGTCATCATTTCAATTCCTTGTCGCATTAATACAGCATTTATTAAAAATAACAACCAATGTTCGTCATCTGGCGGTAATGTAGATACGTAAGCATTCATCATTACTGATGCTGTTACAAACATTGTAACTAATCCTAACTCTCTTAATACTTTACCAACAGCATAAACTTCCTATCTCGACAAGTCTATATTTTTCATATCTTGTTGAGAAACGTGTTTATATTTGAACAAGAAGGAACTTAATACTGTTTGCATTCTTTTTGTGTTAGACAAAATATGACCGAGACCACCGAAGAAACTACTATACATACCATTTTCTATAAAATTAGTCATGAAATTAAAACCGCCTCTATAATAATGTTTTTTACGAGCCTCTCTTATATCACTTTTATTAAGACGTTTATCTGTAACCTCACCTGTTTCAGTTTCTCCAACTATAAAATCATTATAATTTCTAAAACGTTCAGATATACCTACAAGTAGGAATGTACGTAACATTGTTACAAATGCAGCCCATGTATTAGTCTATAACCATGTTTTATCTTCCTCGAGAACCATACGAGTCATAGTCTATGTAATCTTCTTAGTTCTATTACCAATACTCTGATATTGTTCTGGAGTCATTCTGTTATCTACTATCTTAAGTTTACCATTTACCATTTTAACACAGTTTCTAGCAGTTTTGGCATTATAATACGCTCTATTAGCTTCTTTGAAAGACATTCCATTTTCTACACATTTGTCTATAAACGGTTCTTTTGATAAGAATTCTATATTACCATTATCATCGATATACATTCTTGTAGAATTGTAAATCATATTTACATTTAAAGCTTTTATAAAATAATCACCCAATGAGAATGGTGTCATTCCGTCAATCTTAGATACAACTCTACCTATCTATGTTCTATATAAATTCTAATATCTTTTTGTTAAACTTTCTCCAAGTTGTAAAGAATCTATAATACCCATTGTTCTACTATACGAACCGCTTTTACCAAGAGATAATATAGCAGCAGGTAATTCTTTTATAAGTAATGTCATACACTTTGTAAAATCACGTTTATTATAATATCTACCACATCCAACTTCAACAAGAGTACACATAAGAGGATCTAACATTGATACTATTTGAGATACAAGTCTACATGCCAACATTACTTTTTGAGATATTCCTCTTACAATACCTATACGCTTTAGGAATGTTGCAGAACCACCAAATATAAGTTTTCTAAACCAATTAAAATGTTCCCAATCTTCAGAAAACAAATCAGTATGTGCTCTACGTTCATACACATCTCTATTCAACATATCTTCGAACTGTTTACTATGTGTAGATTGTGTATTTTCATTTTCTTGAATATTAGTGAGAATAGTTTCAAATTTATTAACGTTTTCTATTTTAACTTTATAATTGTTAGCCATTCTAATCATAGCTACAACACTTCCTACTAAATCAGAAGATATCATAGATGGGTCTTCTAATCGATCTACATATCTTATTGGGATATTCTTAATTTCACTACCATCTGGACGTTTTGTTTTTTCAGGTATATATAAATCAGTATCTTGTTCGTTTGCGTTAACATCTCTATTCCATATAGTTCCAATGTTTGAAAATATCTGTAATCCAGCTTTCTTAGTCAGGTTTCTTGTAAGAATAGACATTGAACGTGCTCCTATTTGAGGTAATCTACCATCATATTGTTGTAAGAATGGTAGTTGTTTATATACTCTTTTATCAAGTTTTTCTTGTAACAACTACATTAATTTAAACAACTCCGGCTTAGTATTCTTAACTTTGTCATATTGAGAATCGTGATAATATTCATCTTTCGGTTGTATAAAATCATTATCTGATTCATTATAATCTTTGTTTACATATTTAGAATCACTATTATCAATATCAAGTTTATTAAATAATAAATTAGGTATTACTTTATAAGAATTTTCGGTGTGTTCAGTACCATTTTCTTTATATTTAAATTGACTGACATGTGGTATAGATATAGTAAATACTTTTAATACATTACCGTCTCGTGTATAAAATAATTGATCGGCTTTAGACTAAGCGTCGGTTACTGACATTCCTTCATCTTCAAGCTGCTATACATAAGACTACATTAAATACTAAAAAACAGAACCTTCTTCTTTAAATGTAAAATCGTTATTACCTAAAGTGCCGTCTATACATTTAACACCTAAGAATACATCTGATATTATTTGATTTTTTCTAGCACCTGGTTTAACGGTATTAAAATGACCCTTTAATCCTGGCTTAATTTGATATTTAATATTTTCTATTCTACTTTGTAGTTCATTGATTTTCTATAAAAACTTTATACCATTTTTTGTAAGTTTTTTTGTATGTATGTCAAACATGAAACTCCAATCATAGCTAACATATGTATCGTTCAATTTGTGTAAATTTATAAGTTTACGTAAATCTCTTCCTAATTCTTTAATGTCCTATAATCCTTCGGCAACATCTGCATCAGAACCATCATATTCAGACTATTCAATCATATCTAAATATTTAGGGTTAATTCCGACATATGAAAACATAGCTTGAAATTGTCTTTTTTCTGTAGGTGATTGTATCGAATTAAGAACTTCATTAAACGATTCATAATCTGGATTATATTTAATTTTACCAGATATCTTATTTTGAAAATTATTTAAATCTTCTGCAATTTGATACTCTTCACTATCAATCTGCTTTTCATTACCAAATTCATCATAATATGATGATAAATTCAAACGCTATTTTTGTAATTCTTGTAATTGTGCTTTTTGAGAACTTGTAAGCAAATTCGGTTTAAATTTACCATTAATTGTGCAAGACTTTTTAATAGCCGTTATTTGTGAATTTAAAGAATCTACTGCTTTTAATGTGATTGCAGATAACGTATCAATACGTTCAACATAATATTCACGAGTGAATCGTCTATTTGCATATTTAGACATAAATTCATTCATGCCTCTCAAATAGTCTTTATATATAGAACGTAATCCAGGAGTGTTGATAGGTATATCTGGATTACCAAATTCGTCAACATCGAGTTTAAAATCTTTATCGTTCAGCTCCTCTTTTATCAAGTCTTCTATATTCTTATAAGTATAGAAAATACGGTTATGTTTTTTATCATTATTTTTACGCTTTCCGTATAAAAGCCACGCTTTAAAATCTTCTAAATCAGTATAGAACTGTCTCTTATTTATAGGTTGTATAAAATCTCCATTATATAAACCTCTCCTATCTTTCTGCATGAGATATGTAAGAGGGTTTGTCATAGAAGCTTTGCCTAATAAAGAATGTTCACGTAAAGCTTTATCATATTGTTCTTTTATACCGTCTATATCTTCCTCAGTCCTACGATCCGTTTCTTGATCCATTTTATATATCTCGTCGATAACCATTCTAACAACAGGACTTTTTGCATCAGAAAACAAACCACAAATACGTTCAAAAGAATTAGTATCTCCAAAATCATATTGTGCAGATACCCATTTTTTAATATTTACAGTCAATCGTTTTTTCATGTCATCTGTAAGCTCTGAAGATTCTTGAGATTCAATCTTCTCTTTAATCCAAAAATCAAGCATGTGTTCTTGTGCAACACGTTTCATATTTTGAATATATGTAAGCTTTTTTCGTAAATCTAAATCTGAAATAAGACGATTTATTTCGTCTATAACAGGATTAGATCCAGGTTGTATTACAACTAACATTCTTTCAATATTAGACAACAGATTATCGTAGAAACCGCAAATATCTTTTGTTATATATTGAATCTCGTCAAAAGAAAAAGGCTGAGTTTGTGTAGTATTAGTAGCTGTAGCGGCAGTAATAGAATTACCATTTGTATTCTAATAAACTCTATTACCAAAATTATCAATATTATAATAAACCATATCATAGTTATTATCTTTAGCATTGATAAGCATTGCTAATATATTATTGATATCTGTATCAGCACGCTCTACAAACTATAGTACACCTTCTGCAAAAGCAGTCATAACTTCATCAGCACTCTTAGATTCAATTGCTTCAGCTATAGTCTAATGTTGCATCTAAACCTCACGAACAGCGTTCTGATTAAATGCAATCTGTTTTTCATCACCATATATAGAAGATGTCTATGAGAATTTAGATTTGTATGATTTATCTTTACTCAACGTTGAACTTTCTATACTTTCAAACAAATCCTATATTGTACGTTCTTCTTTAGTTCTGATTTTATTTATTGAAAATCTCTAATCTTTTGCAGCTCGTATCTTTCTTCTGGCTTCTTTAAATCTATCTATATAAGATTGTTTATTAAACCACAACCTATTAAATTGCCAATTATTGTCTATATTCTCCCCAAGTTCTAAACCAATTTGTTTACTATATGAAGCCTATACAAAAATATCTACAAGCTCTTTATATGCTGTGTTGTTATATTGTATACCGATACTTTGTAAATATCTACTTATAAGTCTAGATATAAAACTCTTAATTTTATCCAACCATGTTTGTTTAGTATCGTACTAAACCTATTTTAATTTGTTTATAAATTCATCGTTACTGAGTTCAGCAACCATTTCATAAACATTTTGTAAACCTTGTATAGATGGATCATTATTAAATTGTTCTTTGAGTTTAGATAGTAATTTTTCAGCTTTAGCACGTAATATTTTGGATCTTTGCAACGCTTCGACCGTAACAACATGAATCATTTCATGGGTTAATGTCTACACTAACGCATTTTTAAAATTATTCTCATTACCGAATGATTTTGCGACATTTATAATAATAGTTCTTGTATTAGAATCATATTTAGCAGAATAATTACCAGTACGATCAGCAACTCGTCTAATATTGACACTATTGAATAAACCTGGACTTGTTTTATTAATATCTTTTAATATTGAGAGAATAAATGAAAAATTATGATTATCCTCACCTTTTGTTTGTTTTATAATGTATTGTAGAAGATCTTGGGCAGTATTTAAAGATTTCTTATTTAAAAACCGATTTAAATTACCAATTGATTCATATTCTTTAGTTTTAATCTAAACTTCAAGTCTTGGATCTTTTTTACCAATACGTACTCCTGCATATTTAACTCTTAATCCAGGATCCATATTTTCTATATACTATCTCCAAATATCTTCTTTAACTTTAGCTTTTAATGTAACTTCGAATCTTGTTTCATATGTATCATGTACGAGATTATCTATTGTATATCCTTGGTCTTTAATGTATTTTACAGCACGTTCTCTACTATATAGATGTCTATCTCTATCTTCACCATGTCTTTTGTATATATTATCATTAGTTCTGGAGAAACCTCCTTCGTTATCTGTTGCAGATTTAATTTGATTGGGATAAGTAACCACAATTTCTTTAGCTTCTAGCGCGTTAGATGGTCTTTCTTTAGTAAAGTCTCGGGTTCCACTAATTGCTCCGTCATGTCCTTTATTAATGATATATTTGTCAAAAATAGATTTGTACGGATTTTCTTTATATATATTTGTTTGTGGGGTATATTCTTTTTCCCAATCACCAAACCAATCTTTAAAAGCCTTGGTTCTTACTTGTACATATTGTTTTTCTGTGAGATTGGATGGTTTTCCATTAGGTGCTAACAACCTACCTTCACTATCGCGTTTAGCATTTTCCAAGATATATTGTTCTTCCATAGATTGTTCAGATGTTGCAAAACGTTCTGCGTCATACGGTTGTTCAAAATTTTCAGATCTTTCCTCTAATAATATTTTATCATCTGATGTACCAAAATATGGGTTTTCTAGATAATTCTATTCTTGAAAATGTACTTTATTTATAAGATTTCTATCAGCTTGCGATATTACAAGACTTTCCATTACAGGTTTAATTTGCTCAAAAGCGTTTGCAGGTTTACCAGTAAATAACTCATATAACCAATTTAAAAGTTCTTCAAATATATTATTAAATTTATTCTGATCTACTGGTGGAATTTCTTTAAGTATTTCTTGAAATTCAGCATTTCCAAAAAATTCGGCTACAAACTCCTATGGATTTTTTTGCCAATAATTATCATATATAAGACCTGCTAGAGATGATCCGGCTTTTCTACTGATATATTCGATATATTTTTCTAAACCTTTCCATATTTTAGTATCATCAATCTACTGTTCGTAAAGTGCAGCAGTTGTTAAGCTGTGTGCGATTTCATGAATTAAAACATGCTCTTTATTATCATACGCGTTTGCCGTTCTAATATAAATAGTTCTGCTCATTGGGTCGCTTACGCCAAGAGCAGTTTTTGTTCCACTCCCTTCTTCAAAAAGAGTTCTGTCTCCAGGATCTGTGAATATTATATCAAAATCCTAATTATTTTTTACATACTTTAATAAAAACTCTGCGGATTTACGTAATCTTGGATCAGCTGAACTATTATTTACTATTTTCTATAATACATTGGACGTTTTTGCATATCCATATATTATTCTATTATTCTTGCTTGTATTAAATGTAGATTTGTCAAAATATTCTGAAAAATCAACACTTGCAATCTTTTTTCCAAATCCTCTTTCGGCATAAGAAAGTAGATTTTTTTTTCTATTCTTACTCTGAAAATATTTACTATCGTTTCTCGCAACGTATCTACTTATTTCGGAGAATATTTTTTCTCTTATATGTTGTCGATAATCTGGGGAAAGTTCTAAATAATCTAAAAAATTTTGTAATTTAATTTGCTTTCCGCGATTTATAAAATACGACTACCATTCCTAATCTAAAGACGCATCTATTTTGTCATGTATTTTTTTAATATTGTGTTTATAAAATCCGATTCTCTTATTTGTTAGAGAATCTTCAGATTTAAACAACGCAGGTAAAAACTTTTTAATAATTTGTTTTTGTTCTTCGTTATATCTTGACAAATCCGGATTAGACAAAAATGAATCTATTAAAGATTTTTTAACAACAATTGATGAAGCATTCGGTTTGATTTGAGAATCTTTTAAATTTTTTAATTCTTCTTTTGCTGCAGATTCAAAATCAGTATTATTTATAGCAAACTCTATCTGATCGTATATATTTTCATCACTATCTAATTCTAAATACTATCCTGTAATATCATAATACAGCCATTTTATATAATTATTAAGTGTTCGTAGATTATCATTTATTATTTTATTACGAATAGGTCCTGATTTTATCTATAAATGATTCTTAATAAATGAATTTGCGTTATTTAATTTCTACTATGCTTTTGTAGAAATACCCTCTTTAGTCAATTCTACTTGTTTTCCAGATCTAAATAATATAGGCTCTCCATTTTCATCTACTACTTTAGAAGCATTATTTGGATCATTTTCCCAATCACCAAGCCATTTTTTAAAAGCTTGAATATCAGATTTGGTTCCCAAGAAATGAACATCTTTTTGAGGATTAAACATTATGGCTACATCAGAACCAAACTCATTCTTCGATTTATTAGATATTATAGAATTATTACCATCGTTCTTAGCTTTAGTAAACAAACCTCTTTCTTCTTCGTAATAAGTATTTTGGCCCTCCTCGATGATTGGATTTGTCAGATCGAGTATTGATGGAATAATACCAGTTTTCACAGCTCTTTTGAACCATATATCTTGAAACTCTTTGGCTTTCCTATTTATCCAATCTTGAAAAGTTTCTTTACCATATCTTATATCAAATACTTCTTCAAAAAACTCTTTATCAGATTTATTACCATAACCATATTTAACTTTCCTATCTGAAAGATATGAACCGTTATTTCCACCTCGATCTTTATTAAATACTCCCTTTTTATTAGGTATTTTCTATCTAATGTTTGGTCCTATGATTTCATGCTTCCAATCATCATTTTTCATTCTACCATTGCCAAGAATTTCCTTCATAGACCACCAAAGTTTTACCCAGTTAGTAAATCCCTCGTCATCTGGTTTTGTAACATCTCTGTTTACACCGTTGATGTACTGTAAAGAAGCCCATGGTTGTCTATTAAAGTACATTTCAGTACCTGTTTCTGGTGCACCGGATCCTTTACCTCTTATTGCAGTATTTAAACCGTCACTGAAATCGGAATTAGTACCATGCCAGTAAAGTTTCTAATAACTGTTAGGATATTTTTCGTTTAAATATCTAATGTATTCTTCTTTTGTTCCTATAGATTCTAATTCCGGATTAACGTCAAATAAATAATCGACAGCTTCATTATATCTAGATTTTGTTAATTTAATCTTGTTTTCATCTTCAATAGATGGTTTAAATAATATAGGCTCTCCATTTTCATCAAATACATCTTTATACTATTCTTGTATTTCAAATCCATCTTGAAACCATTTACCGTATGTATCTGTGAAATCAGATGTGAAAAGCTGAGCTTTTTTCTACTCAGCTTTATTTACATCTCCTTTATAATACTCTAATAAATCATTATAGAGTTTTGATGATTTTCCTTCTTTTGTTTTATCAAGAGTATAACCATTGTTACAACACAGAACAGCATAGGCTCTTTTATAAGAGCCTAATACTTCTGTTAAGTGATTTAATTCTTCTTCGTATTTACTTTTTATTAAACATACCATAATAATTTATTATTTACATTGTTCATCTATTTCATCTGCTAATGCATCAAGAGCTTCATTTGTAGGATAATCTTTTAAAGATTTATCATATTTTTTATATAAATCGTTAGATTGTAATATTCCGTTTAATATAATGTCAAAAGTATCATTATCAAAATTGGAAAATAATTCAGTATTGTGTAAATCTTGTTTGAATGTGTTAATAAATATTTTAACTATTTCGTTTTTACCAGATGGTTTTAATTGTCTTGTACCTATTAATGCAGCATTAGTAGTAAGTGTTGGGATATTTGTTTTTACAAACCGTGTTTTATCCCAAACCTTCCAAACATTATCATCTTGATCAAACAAATATACAGGTATTCCTCTCTAAATACCTCTTGTTGTAGCATAAGCTGTTCCTCCGCTAACAAATCCACGATTATCTATAGAGCCTATTGCAAATATTGCATCTGCTTTATCAGCCTGCATCATATCTCGTCTTACAAGTTTTCCGGAATACGTATTCATATCTAATTCATGTCTACCTAATATTTTTACAACCTGTTTATATTCCTCGTCCAGTTTCTATTTCCATTGTTGTGGTAAATTATCCCAATCAGAAACAGTATAATTTTTCATTTTTATACCAAAATGATTTGCTAATAATCCCCAATATGAATCAGATCCTATAGCACCTCCTGAATAAAATGTTGCATTATTCTTATCTATCTCATTTACAGATTTCTATTCTGTTTTCTATAATCCAGAATCTGGTTCAATAACATAACCTTCTTTTTCCTATAATCTAGTTCTTATTTCGGTTAATATATTTGCGAATCGAGATTTTCCTGTAGGTTCACCTTTTTCCATAATTTCATCAAGGATTTCACCTTTTCGATTAATATGTGTGAATTTTACATTTCCTGTATTAATTAACAATTGTTTAGCTTCTTCATTTTCTGTAAATGACTAATACATAAGAGCAGACAATATACCGTTACTAACTTTTCTCCAGATATTTAACCCTTCGCCAAGATTAACACTAGCACCTTTAGCTTTTGCTATTTTAGGATCTTGTTCTGTTATTATTGAATTAAATATTCTAATCTTATCATCAGTTGACAATGCAGTAGAATATAAAACCTTAATAGCCTAAAATGCATTTTCAACAGTATTTGCAGAATGTTTTACAATAGATTTAATCTTATCAATATCTTTGATATATGATAATTCATCTCCAGACAATACATTAAATACATCTGTTATATGACGTGTTGCAAAGTTAGACAACATTGGATTATCACCACGTTCATAATGTATATTTATAGAATCTTGTTTCTTATAAAGACCTTCGATGGCAGTTATAAATGCATTTGGAACTTTATTGTTATTAATCAGATCATCTTTTGTTATAAATCCAGACTGTCGTATTGCGTTTTCAATAGATCCTCTTTGTTTATTTACATAATCTATTACACTTTGTAATTGTGTATCAAATGTCTATTTAGCAGATTGTACAGTTGGAACAATTTTATTACCCTGCTTATCAACTTTGTCAAAATACGCCTTATCGTAATCATCATCTATTTCACATGAATAGAACTGATATGTCTGAGAACCTATTTTCATACGTAAACCTTTTGGATTTACAATTTTATATATAGGGTATTCAAGACTAGTTCCGTATTGTGATATTGATCCGACTCCAACTAATTTATATAATAAAAATCTATCGTTATCTGCATATGTTGTACCATTTCTAAATGTTTTTATAAACGGTGGGAATTGCCCAGCTTTGTTTTTAGATATAGGCGAAGAATATTTACTATTGTAATATGATAATCCTATTATTGTCCTAGGTTCTGTTCTTAATGTAACAGTACCATCATATCCTACCTATTTATATGTAAAATTAGATGTTATAAATCTACTATAACCTTTCTCAGTCTTTGTATTAGTAGTCGGTATTATATTATTATCTGATGCAAAGTTTAATAACAACTCGTCTATATCTATGCTATAATCTCTATTAGATTCAAGATTACCTTTATAATAATCAGAAGCTTCTTTTATATATTTACAATATCCAAAATCTTTTCTCCATTGTAATGGTACATATTTAAAGAACTTAACAAATCCTTTACTATCTGCAGAAGACATAAATGCATATATTGCCAAATCATTTGCAATACCTCGCATAGCTTCTTGTAGTTTAGGATTCTTATCATTTGTATAATTAAGCATGTCTTTCCAAGCTTCTATATAATCATTACTTACAGCTGAGTCATCTTCTGAAGTATATGTCATAGAAATTATATCATAATGAGGTTTACCTTCTTCTGCAAAATAATGTACAGAATGTAATTTTTCGATAAGTGGATTTATTATAGTTCCATTTTGAGTAAACTGTTTTAACTAACCTGATTTATCTGATTGTAATAATCTCTATAACATTGTTATACGTTTAGCTAACGTACGATTGCCTACAATTAGTTGCTTCCAATATGAATATATTGTATGATTTGTACCGTGTTTTTTGTTATATTTATCAACATAATCCTAAAAAGCATAATTAAATGCTTTCTGTTTTGTGTAACACATCATTGCATTATTAACTGCTGTTCTAGTAGCTTTAGATTTATTATTCAATATACTTAAAATCTCATCTCGTTGTTGTTCAAATGATTTTTGCATATGAATCATCTAATCTCCCAAAACCATAGGTATGAACTCTGTACCATAATAAGTTTTATCGTCAATATAAGAATCATTTAACATCTATTCAATATTACTATTAAATAATGTACTCTATTTAAGATTATTATATTTCGCTAAATACTACTGTTGATCTTGATAATTTATACCTTGCTTCTTAGTATCAATTTTAGTATATTGTACAAGATCTGACAATCCCTATGCATATTTTTCAAACTCTTTCGAAGCGATATATATCATTTGTTGGATTTCAGATACTTTTATATTTTTATTGCGAATCTTAATAGTTTTATCTAAATCTAAACTTGAAACAGAATTTCCAGCTTTTTTATAATAATTTCTATCCGTTGCTAGTATTTGTAAAATAGTCTTTTTTACTGTTTTGCCATTTTCATCAACTTCTACTCTAAGACCGTCATTGCGCATAGGATCTCCAAATATATCTACAATAGTAGACATTACATCATGTGCAAGCTAATCTTTATCAGATAGAGAACCATTTGCATATATTGCAGCAATACTTTTTGTACCAAAAGTCTTATTTATATATTTTTTTTCAGCCTCTTCTTTTCTCTGTTGTGGAGATAAACCTGGGTTATCAACTATCTAACCATCGCATTCATTATAAATCTATGCTAAATCTCTAATAACAGGATTATTTAAGAAATAAAACGCATGTCTACCAAAACCTAATCTTATTAACAACGAACTTATATTATAAGTAGCTTTATTGATATTCATTCTCAAAACATACGGATCTTTAGCAACATCTACGTGAGCATTGATAAGTGCTGATATCCAAGATAATATAGATGATCCATCACAGTCAACACTTCTTGCTAAAGACAAAGCTCCAAGATTGCTCAATATACCACCATCTGATATAAACCCAACATTATATAATTGTGTCAAGATATGGTTATTATTGTTCAAAGCGTAAGGTCCAATACCAGTTTTACCTGTTGCGAAAGAGCCTCTTGTTTCTACCTAAGTACTAAGCATTTCAAATTGATATGGTTCGTATTGTTTTGCAACAACTCCACTCTCAAGTTCTTTCAATACATTTTTAACAAGAGATGTATCCTAGTCAATAGATCTCCTTAAAAGATGTGCGTATCTTCCACCTTGTAATTCACCATTTTTATCAAGTGTACCACAATCCTTTAATAGTGATATATATGTACGTAAAAGATCATTAGTTAACTATTTCTTCTTATCGGAAAGATTTTCAGAAGTTGCTGTATAACGGAATTTTCTTCTAATCTAACCGTCTTTATCAATAAAATCAACATCATGTTTTACAAGTTCGTAGAATAATGTAGACATATATAATTTATCAATATCAAAGTCAGAACCTGTTTGAGCTGTAAATTCTTTAGGTAAGACAATAGTATCTCTAACAATAGATAATACATCTACAAATCGTAAAGCTCCAATTGAAGATGTAGCCTATGTAGGAATACGATATGACATGGTATTGGCTTCAGCATTATGCCACTCAGTTTCTCCAGTTTTTACACCAGATATTATATCATTATCGATCAGCCATTGTTTAGCTTTTTTAAAGTTATTCTACAATCCTTTTGGAATAATATCCATAAAATAGTCTATAGATACTACAGCATCCATTGAACCTTCTTCATTGATCATACGTAAAGGTTTTCCACCATTCAATTTACTTTCAATATTTTCAGAACTAATAACCTTATACGGACTATCCATTCCAAAAACAGTTCTCTGATAAAATGCATTACCCTTAGTACGAATATCGATAACATCAGTTCCTACTTTAGATGACAATATACTTTCAACCCAAGCCATATTTGAAACACTGTTCAAATCGACATTAAAACCATCTCCGGCTTCATTTAATTCCAAAGCTTCTAATATATTTTCATCAGCATTTCTATCTCGTAACTACTGTACTAAAAATTGTTGTAGATTTTTAAAGTTTACAGTACCATCCTAGTTTGTAAATTTATTTTCCAGCTCATTCCAACTAAGTTTAGCAATCTCACGCATCGTGGACATTATCATATCACGAACCTCGTTTGCGGACATTTCTTTTACTGTACCATCTGATTGACGTATCTTATAAGTATCACCGTCACGTAATGTACCCATACAAACCTTTAAAGCCTGTGTACCTACAGCCATTATTTCATCTATACGTGGGTCTGTGTTCAACTGTCTACGAATCCATTTATATTTCTATGTATAAATATGACCTTTAAAAGAAAATTTATCTATATCTTCAGCAGACATGTCTGGATCAAACCTCTAAGATCCTTGCGAACCTGCTTTTACAGCAGACTACATCATACACATATCAACTCCGTTTTCAGGATCGTTCATCTTATCATAAAGATGTTTTAAGAATCCGTATGATATACCTTTGAATATTGAGAACAATGCGAACTTATTATAAAAATGGACAGGTGTTCCATTTTGCATTCTATAACCAAAAGCAGAGTATTTCTAAGTTGATATAAGAGCATTGTGTACAATTTCATAAGCTTTTGCATCTGATAAATAACTATTGTTTTTACCACGTAATATATCAAACGCCTCTTTAACATTTTCTGTAAATGCACCGCGTTGTTTTAACAGGTTTTCAGCCATCTTATCGGTTATAAAAGCAGTACCATCAGTAACATTAACACCATCTAAATCTTGAGATTTATCATGTACATAACTATTTGTTTCAGATTGAATTTTCTTGTCGACGATTTCTAAAATGCCAGCTTCTTTTAACAACTCTTTCTGTTTTTCAACATCCATGTTGTTTACAATCTTGTATATTTCAGCTTTTTCAGCCTTGGATATATCTCGACCTTCATATTCTTGTTTACTTAATAATATGTTGACACAAGCTTCTCTATATTCACCTCTTTGAAATACTGTTTTTAAAGAATTTACCATCTCACTGGTAATCTCCCAGTCATTTATTTCCGCAATTCTATATTCACTAGGTATTCCAGGTATATCTTCTCTATTGTTAGATCCAGTAGAACCAACACCACCATAACGTTTAGTTTCATCAACACCAAATGTTACAAGCTATCCTTTACTATTGTAATTAGTCTTGAAGAATTGTGGCATTCCCGTTACAAATCTTCTACCCTCTTCCATAGACATTAACTGTTTGCACATTGTGTCAAATACATAAGCTACTATAGCCTAACCTTCTATTTCTGCATCACTCTTTAATGAATTATAACGCCTCTCTGTATTACCTATTCTAGAGTTTCTATATGCATTGGCAATAAGTGCTATTTTATTAACATCTAAGTAGTTATTTTTGTAGTTGAAATATTTAGCGTTTACCGCAGCACTTGACGTATTTGTCTATACTTCTATAATACCAAGATCTACAAGATGTTTCAACTCGTCGTCTAATCTATGTCTCAATATATCAGCCACCATTTTTCGTTTTTCCTCAATAGGTCGACTAAAATATTTTTCAACTGCTTTATTATAAGATTCGAGTATTCCATTAGTTGGTGTACGATGTTTTTCTGCATCCTCTGTAGATACATTATCTTGAAAATTGAATGATATGAAATTCTCACCTTCATAAATACCGGCTAATGATGTAAATCTCGCTCCGTTTTTACTACCTGTATGATAGTTCTTAATCATTTGTTCGGCAGGAAGTTTATCTTGCTCGCCATTTGGACCATAACCTAATTCACGAATAGTTTTCTCAACATTCCTACGTTCACATTCGAAATACTCTATAAATTGATCTAATACATCGTTTTGTTGATATCCTTTGCTTAAATCATCTAAGTTAAAGAATATCTAACCTGTAAAATGATTAAACATAGGCAGTTTTCCAAATGCTGCTATCTAATCATCAGTCATTTGACTACTTACTTTAATATTATAGTCAAATCCTGGTAATTTAAATCCTCGTACAGACATGTATGTAGATTTATCAGACAATGTTGGCATTATTATAAGACCATCAGATAGTTTCTACATTCTTGATATTTGATCTTCACGTTTTCCCATTTCTGAGAATTTAACGCTATCTGAACTATACTTAGATCCAGCATCAGTATCAATAGATATTTCATCTTTTACTTCTTTATTTAATAACTGTTTAGCTATAACAGATCCTCTTTTCTAACCATCTTCATCTTCAAATACAACATACTCGACATCTTTCATATCATCCAAAATAGAACCTTTTCTAATTGAACCATCTGATTCAAAAGAAGTGTTCAAATCATCTACAACATCTGATACTGTATTGTTTTGAGCATACATATACATTTTAGTATTTCCAGCACCCAATGTCATCATTTCTGATGTTGCCATTTTATATTCAGATGTTGCTTCTGCAAGCATTGTTATGAATTGATTTTTAGCATATAAGAATGCTCCTGAATATTTACCATCTTTATTAGAATCTCTTGTAAATACATTTAAATCACCTGATTTTACAGCAGTATTTAATTTGTCAAGAACTCCGTCTTTTGATATGAGCGCATATATACTAACACCTCCACTTTTACTACTGGTCATCATTTCACGTAATGATTCTATATAATCAGTACTATCAGGATTTAATTTGTGCAGTAAATGATAAAATGCAGGTTTTGTAATCATCACACCTATGGAATTAAATGCGTTAATTATATTACTAACAATGAAATCAAAATTAGCAACATCATTTATATCATATACTTTACCATTTATATCAATCTTAGTACTATTTCCAATTAAACCTTTTCTTATTTGATTCAATGTTGTAGCACAATCTGCAAATGTTGTATAATTTCTGTTTATACTACCGTCTTTATTATACAATCCTGTCAAACCAGACCTTACATAATCAAACCATGCAATCGGATATTGTCTAGAACTCTAATCAGTGTTTGTCTATCTATATCTATATTCGTATCCTTTTTTATTACCTTCTGATTCATTTATAAACAAGAAGTTGAAGTTAAGTTTTTGTGATTTAATACTCTAAAATAATAACGTAGTAAGTGTCTAATTGTTCTGATTCTATGCGTAAGTAGCACCTTGTAATATATCACCTGCTTTACATATAACTTTTCCATTTTTACCAACGAGATCTTTAACAAGACGTACTTCAGTAGGATACATAGCTTGTTCGCTTCTATCTTCTGTATTACCTATATAATACTCTGGTTTTACAATAGCTCCATGATAATATACTTTTGGAAAACCTGCATATTTTTCATATTGTTTTTCTGTAAAACGTATATAAGATTGATAACGTAATCTATACAAAGATTGGGCTATTCTTTCGAACATATAATCGTTTTCTCCAAGTCTCCTTAATTGATTATATAAATCAGCTACATTTTTAACATCGTGTAATTCTGATAATAATCGTTGGTGTACTGATTTGAAAGACAAAAATACAGGTCTACCCATAGAGTTTACTGTCGAAGGTATTGTTGCACGTTTTGGTTTACCATTTTCTTTGACAACTTTTCCATCTTTATCTAAAACATACATACTCTTAGCTACACCAGATGCTACATCTTCTTGTGTTACATACCTAAGATTAGGTATAGTACTCAACATCCATTGTATAGGAGCTGCAACATCATCAGACATAGAATGAGAATAGAATTCGTCTGCGTGTCCTTGAATATCATCAGAAACAGCACTTGTTATATCACTATCAAGATCTTCTTTTCTTTGCTCGTCTCTGTCTTTTCTTTTACGAATGCCCATCTATTGCAATTTAGATTCCAATAATGGTTGAGCCACCTACCAATTCTAGAACAATTCACGTATAATTAATGCATTATCTCGTGTCAATGCAGGTAATTTACCATCTTGTACAAGTTTATCAAGTTGTTCTTTTGTAGCAGAACCTCCTGTAATCTAAACATACCATTTAGCAAATGGTGAATCTTTTGCTAAAAGTGTCTGTCTATCGAATTTAAGCTTTTCTATATTATTACCGAGAATATCAATACCTTGTTTTTGAACAATTACTGGTAGTAATGTTTCAACAACTTCGTTTAATTGTTTCTAAGTATATATGTATTGTAATTGATGATCTTTACCTTCATTGTCCTATATTGTCATGTTAAGACCTTTCGAGAACAATCTGTTAAAACGTTCCATATTTTCTTTCGAAGCCTTACGAGAAGAGAATTTACCGTGATCTATTGCTCTAAACGTACATGCCATCTTAAGATTACGTGTTCTTATAAAAGCGTTCAATGTATTATACAACCAAGCAAATACTCTTAATATTTTATTTTTAGGTTGCCAGTTATATTTAGAATATGCATAGAACATGTCAGCAAGACCTTCTGCAATCTATTTTTCTGACAAATCTTTATTTTTACGCTTTTTCTTATACCAATTATAAAGAACATTTCTTTCTTGCTCACTCATTAACATCTCGACAACATAGTGAAATGATTCATGATATTGAACACCATTTTCAGCTTCATATGATAATTTAATAGCAGCACTCGTACAACGTCCGATAACATCGCCATATTGTGTTTTTTCAATAATACCTTTTACAGGAAGTATTTTAACATTATCTCCACACATTCTATGTACATCTTCTGTTGCTTTTTTAAATCCTTTTTCATCATTTATAGTACGTTTGGCGTTCTAACGTTGGATCATATTCCAACCATCATCTCCAAACATATCATCTTGAGCAGATAACATATCATCAACAGATACATCTTGACCATCTATATTATCTAATATAGTTTCATCAGATTGAGGTGTTTCAGGTTGCGTGTTTATCTAATCATCAATTGCAGTTTGCATTTGGTTAGATTGTTCTATAATTGCACTAGGTGTTGTATCATCTACAGAAATAGCTTCAAAATCAGATGTACTTACCAAAGCATCTGTTATTCCGGAATACTCTGACTAGAACCAATTATTTTTAATCATCCACGCAATACCATTTGTGTTATTTTCAACATCGTCTCTAGTTATTACGAATTCATCTGAATATTTGATAGATTGTACATTTGGGTTTTTATCAAACCATTCTTTAACACCATTAAACAATCTACTAGTCTTTGAGTTTTTAAAGTTATCACGTATTAATAACGTATTCTGCACATTCAAATATCCATTTGTTGATAATTCCTGACGAAGTTTTTGCAAATCCTGATCATTTTTAAGATCGTATATTGTTTTAGTGTTACCTCCATCATAACTCATATATACTTTATTACGATCAAGATTACCATCTTCATCTTTTACATAATCAAATTGGAATTTACTGTCTGTTGCGACAGCTCCACCTCCGAATCTTATAAGATAATGTAACAATTTAGAATTATCTATAGGACCTTGTATTTGATTACCATCTTGGTCAATTACATTAGCTTTTGATTGTTTCTTTCCTGATATATTCGTTAGAATATCAACAATAAGATCTGCTGCAGATTGTGACATTTTACCAGGTGTCAATGCTATCAATGCTGTATGAGGTACAGCACCTTGTTCAGAATCTTCAGCGTAATCCAACGGTTTCTGAATATATACAATACCTGGTCTTGACAAATTCTCATCATTTACAGCTTCTCGTTGAGGTGTTCCAGATCCAACCTTATAATCATCACTATCTAATCGTCTTAAAGTACCCTATGAATCCGATATCAATAACATTGGCTCCCCGTTTTTATAATCTAACAAACCGTTTATCTAATCATCTGTTAAATCCAAACGTTCTTTTACATTGCCAGGTTTATTATTATATTGATATTTACCATTTGTCCTACTAAGTCCTTTTAATACAACTTTTATTTTTCCAGATTTTATATCATCTTTATTCTTTTGATAAAAATCTATAAGTTTATTTCTAAAATCTAGTTCAACTGCGTATATAAAAGATATTTCTGCAGTAGCTTCTTTTGAAAGAATTTGTCCATTATATGATATTTCTTTAAATTTCAAATATGCGCCACATGTAGCAGCAGTATCTGAAAATTTTGAAGCTTCAAAATCTATTACAAATTGTACATTTTTAATAAAATCTTTTTTAGTAGTCCAATCTTTAAATACTTGTAATGCTTTCCTTTGTGCAGGAGTTATTTGACTTCTATCTTTAGCAAGTCTATTATAATGTTTTACATATTTATTATTATATACTCTAGGATTTGGATGAAATTTACCTTGACCAGGGCCGTTACCTTTACTAGTTTTATCTGCTAAATGTTGTTCGACAATTGTTTTAAATCTTGTCAAAATATTTTTTTCTCCTTCTACCCATTCTAAAGCTTGTTTAAGAACAGATAATGTATTATATCGATCGATATTCTGTTCGAATTTAGTTACAGCATCAATATGTGCATTATATTGTTGACTAATTGTTGCATCTTTAACATTCTACATTAATGTGTCAAGAGCATCTAATTGATGTTTTAATTGTGCAAAACTTAGTTTTACATTTTCTCTAGCTTCGTCTATCTGCTGTTGTATATCATGTAATTGTTCAACATATGTAGTATGTACATATTTAGGGTCCTATATTGCCAAATCGACCATTTGTATAGGTTGTACGTCAGTTATAGCAAGCAATTCACTCCAGTTACCACGTGGACTTTCAGTAGTTACGGTAATACCCATTAATTGTAAATTACAAACACTACTACCAGTACATTCCTAAATCATTTGTGCATATGCATTTAACTGGTTTGTATATACTTCTCTAGCAGTGTGTTGTTGACGTCTTCCGAATGCTGAGGTTTTACCATAATCCCTATCAAGAGCTTCTCTTTTCTTTTCTGTCTAAATATTTCCTCCAACAGTACCACTAACTATTACATCTTGTAATTCAAATGAGTATTTAGATGTTTTAAAATCTATAAGAGTTATATTACCATCTGGAGCTATTGCTAAAAGGTCAGGTTCACCAGCTATTTTAACTTTAGTTCCATCTGGATTAGTTTTTTCATAATATAAACAAGTAGGTTGTGTATATAAAACATAACCTAAAGTCTCCATTTTATCCTTGAATTTCTTAAGATCATCTACGAGTTTATCAAAAACTTCTTCAGGCATTCTTTGATCCACATCTTCATGATTCAAGGTTTTACCTGCTAATATATCACGAGCTATTCCATCTATTATAGAACCTGATATTACAGAAGCACCAGGTAAGAATAAATTTGTATCCGTATGTGCAAATAATTTAGCGATAGAATTTATAGTTTCATCGCTCTTTAATATATCGTCAGTTTGAAAATAACCCTCAGGATTTATCTTACATCTCTCTGCTAATTCTGAATCAGTACCATACAAACGAACAGCTGTATTATAATAATCATCAGCCATTTGATTGATGGCTTTTATGTATTCATTTTTGTAAACTTCTATAACATTTGTACTATCATTCCTCTTAATAGAATCTAACCATGCATCTCTTAGTTTTTGTAATGTATTGGCATTTTTCTTTATAGCATCTTCCTGTTCTTTTGTATTACGGAATTGAGGTTCCATCATGCTATGAAGGCGACTATACATCTCAACTCTACCATTTGTTTCAATGAAGTAGTTATTTCCTGTACGCCATTCGTAATGATATTTACTATTAGACGCAGAATATTCATCTAACACTTTTATAGTTTTAGACTGATTCTGTGTTATTACAACATTACCATATTTTATATTAGTTTCTGGCGCAACATATGGAGTTTTAGGCTGTTGTACAGGTTGTACAGGTTGCACAGGTTGTACTACAGGTTTTGCAGGAGTTGGATTTAATAACTTTTTATAATACCTTGCATAATTATACTCACTTGTTGTTATTTCCTAATCATTTAAGGAATATTTAAACTTACCATTTTTCTATTTTCTCTTTTCTAATTTTGCACCGTTATTTAACAAATTGACGATTCGCATTTCTTTAGTACGATAACCATCATCACTTATAGCTCCAAGATCAGTTACTAACTAATCAAATTTCTTTTGATTATATTTTCCGCTATTTGCATAATTCGCCAATCTCTAAACAGAACCTTTATAATCAGATGTTAAACCTGGAGCCTTAGCTGCAGCACTTTCATAAAATTCTCTATCCATCCGTTCTTTTTGAAAATCTTCGAAAAGCTTCATACTAGAACTTCTATAATTATCAAGTCTATTACGTTCTTCGTCAGTAAGTTTATCAAGTTCAGAATCGTTTAATGCTACATAATCATCGTATTGATCTTTTGTATTTTTCAAACTTTTACCACGATCATCATATTCATTTCTAGAATCAAACCATTCTGCCTTATCAAACTATTTGTTAGTTTTGATTAATTTATCATTTTCAGAATCATACTCATAAACTCTACGTATACCATCTATATCATCGCGTACAACGTATGTCTTACCGTTTCTCGTATATGTATTATTATCATCTGTTATTACTGCAGAATCTAATTTCTGTCTATCTAACTCGTCGTTATAGAAATCATCTTCAACACTCTGACGTAACAATTCATCTTCTTTTTTATTTTTCAAATATGCTTCAACAGAACTCTTAGCAAATTTTGGATCTTTTACTAATTTGTTAAGCATTTCATTATTGAATTGTAACTGTATTGAAGCATCAGAAAGATCGCGTTCTGCTGCAACATAATCATCATCTATATGAAATCCTTTGCTTTCTGCAAACTTTTTCACATCTTCTTCGGTATCTAATACAATGTTATCACCATATACCTAATGAATACGATCTTTGGTTTTTTGAACGTCATAATCAACTTTAGCTTTTACAGATTTTCCACCTTTCAACTCTTTGATTTTTTGCATATCATTCAACAATTGTTGAGTCTACATTTTACCAATAAGTTGATGTATTGTTATAAGATTACTATTATTTGCTTCATAAGCACGCTGTAAATCCGCAAACATGTTTACAAACTTAGCATCATCTTTATATTTATCTGCAAGTTTATATCTACCGTCTTCCCCTTTTTCTATTTTAAACTGTAACTAATCTATTCTAGGATCACTTGCTCTATTTGCATCTAAGTAATCTTCAAATGACTATGTTACATTTAAACCGATAAGATTATTTAATTTTTCTTTATAAAATTGATCAGCTTCTGCAATAGAATTTTGTCTACCTGCTAATACTGCAATGTATGTATCGAAATTTTTCTACATTACAGAACGTTCATTTGTCTTTTTTATAGAAAGATTATCTTTTATTCTCTGTTTCCATGATTTATTTTCATCTTTCTCTAAAAATCCAGCATTTGTTGCGGTTTTACGTACATCTTCATTTTGTTGTAATATTCCAACTGTATTTACAAGTTTTCTAAGGTTAGCAACATGATTTGATGGTATTCCATAACTAATATCATCTTTATTACGTTCTTTCATATCAGATGTAATACTTTCGTACTAATCTAACATAGCTTTAATTTTAGAATAATTACCTTTACGTAATTCTTTAGCAAATATAGATGCTTTCGCGAGATAATCTTTATCTGAAATATCGTCAGCTAATAAATTATTTAATATAAGATGATCAAGTTTAAACTGTTGATATGTATTAGCGGCACCTCGTACAGCTATGTTAGGACCACCTTGTATTAAAGCTCCTAAAATACCACCATGCATTTGTTCCCATATATCACGTTCTTGTGCTGTAGCTTGTTCAGGATCTTTAAATAGAAAACTAGACCATAATTTAGCACCATCCAACACGGTCATCGGAAGCTGATTTAAAACATTATAATAAGCATTAGACATCTCTTCTACACGCTCATATTGCTGTTGTTGCTGTAAACCTTCTTCAGCACCTTCGGAATACATACTTGCTCCAGCTCTCCATCCGAAATCTTTAGCAACTTTACCAGCAGTACCTAAATATCTTCTATATCGTAATACTCTTTCTGGTATAGCAGCAGCCATATCTGTAACATTTGCAGAGTGCTACAATGATTTTTCTGCCATTTTTGCTAAAGCTTTGTCTATTTTACCTTGTGCAAAATTTCCTACTTTTTGCATTAAGACAGGTATTCCAGATTCTTCTATAAGATCTTTTGTAATACCTCTTACAAAATTAGCAGGTGCATTTAAAGTTGTTCTAATACCATTTACAGCATTTGTAACAGCTGCATCTCCACCTTCTGACAATAATTGTTGAACTGCCTTTCTAAGCGATGCTTTACTACCATCTGCATATTTACGTAAAGCCATTTTAAATGCTAATCTATCTCCTTTTGCAGCTAATTTATCAGTTAGAAATCCAACTTTAGAATTTTTCGCAATGCCTCCCATAGGCATACAAGTCACAATAGCATCTGTTAAAGAATCAAGAGTATTAACACCCATTCCTTGATAATATTGTTTTGCAGAACCTGCAGTGGCATCTAATAAAGTTTGTCTTATTTTAAAATCATTTGGAACATATTTACCGATGTAGAAAGCATGTAATATGTCATCAACAGTAGCACCTTCTCCAAGCTCTTTTCTACCCTCGTTTACAAATTTATCAAATTGATCATTTTCAATAAGAAGTTTTTTAGCTAATACATCTGTAGCATCTGATACGTTTGCAAAGTTTTCATCTGCTCCAGCAGCCATAGAAGATGCAAAAGAAACAGCTCCGGATGCAAGTGCTATAGAAGCACCTGCAGTTTCAGGTGCTAATATTGAACCGAGTAAAGCTGTAGCACCTGCTCCCATTGAAATTAAAGTTTTCTCTGGGGAAGACATTGATGAAGCGAGAAGACTTGGTGTCATCCACATTTTTGCAGGATTATACCATGCTAATGAATTAGCAGCAGCTTCTCGTTTTCTATAATAATTCGAAACTTCATATCCTTTTTGATATTTCTCCAAATCTTTTTTATCAATTTCATAATCATTTCGCCACAAAGCTTTCATTTGTTCAGCTCTACTATTGAATTGTTTATATACATTATCCAACTATGTACGAGCTTGTTTTGCCGCAGCAACATCTCCTTTTTCAAGAGCTGCTTTATACTTTGTGATATTTGCACCAAATCCATGTAGTTTTGAACCAACGCCAGTTCCAAAATCCAAATATCCAATATCATGTAACAAAGACTGTGCATCAGAAACTAAATCTCCAGCCCACGTATGATTTTCAAAAGACATTAAATCTTTAAATACATTTTCTTGTTTTTCTTTCTTTTGTTGGAGTTGATTTATTTTTTCTTTAAGATTGTCCCAATTAAGACTCTCTTCCTTACTAATACCTTTTCCGCTAACATAACGACTTCTAATATCTTCAAACTATGCCTAAGTATTTTTAAGTTCAGTTACAGTTTTTTGATATTCGTCTAATGCTTCTGGATTTACCATGTTTTGTTGCTACATTAATGTATTCATCTTACCAAGACTTGTAGCCATCTAGGTTTCGTTTTTAGAAATACCAAAAACATGATATGCGTCTTGTAACAAAGAATTCTTTCTATCTTTATCGATATTATCTGCAATTTTTTTACCACTCCATAATAAAAAAGGAGCTGCTATCGGATTCTAAATACTTTGTAATACAGCATTAGCTATAGGTAACATGCTATCATAATAACCTTTTGGAGCTGTATCACCATCGTCCTATTTAAAATCCTCAGGATGCATTGTTTGATACCAATGTACTGTTTTATCAATTTCGTAATCCAATGCTTTTGCCTAACTTCTCAATTGTGCAGCTGCTTTAGGATTAGATTTTTCAATACTTGTAGCTGCGTCATTGTAAGAATCTCTATCTTCCATAAGTCTTCGTACTCTACTTCTGGAAGCTCTTTTATCTAAATTTTTATTTTGTTCACGTTGTCTATTTTCAGCATCTCTCTGTTCTTTTGTGAACACTTTTCTTCCAGGAAAAGACCATTTATATTTAGATAGATTCGGATTTTGTGGTATTAGAGAAGTAAAATCGGCAGTATTGTTTTGCTGATTGTTATTCTGCAGATTATTATCCTACTAATCATTTGTATCTGATGACAATTCTTTATTTTTACGATCAGTATCTCTTTTCAAACGTTCGTTTAATTGTCTCTCAGCTTCTTCATCTTCTCTCTGTTTTCTTAAAACATCCTATCTTTTTCGCTCTTCTGATTTTCTCAGACGCTCCATGTATTTCGCACGTTCGTCATCACGAACTCGGTACGAACCTCTTATTAAGCTATTTATATCCATAATTAATATATCATTGATGCCGACCCTTTGTCGGTTGTTTTAATATGATAACTATCTCTCAGATTAGCTTCTTGATAATCTATATTAGGTGCATAAGCCCCACTTGTAACATATGTATTACGGTCAGCCTTACCGTCTTTAGCTGCAATAGATGTATAATTAAACGGCATATAAACTGTACCTATGTTTACAGCTCTATTGTTTTCATCTCTCACATACAACGTTCCCACTGTAGCTTGTACAACTTGTCCATTTCGTTTAACAGTTGTTGCGACATTATTACCTGTTCTAGGTACAAATACAAGGTGTCTATTAGCTCCAAGAACTCTATCAGACTTACCATGTTCATTCAATTTCCTACTTATATCTCTATGTAACGGAATAGGTCTTTGCATTATATGATGTGAACCACTTGTTTCTGCTGCCCATCTATCACCATCTATTAATCTAGACGCCTCTTGTTTACTAATAGTAAATCCGTCAACTATTGAAGTTTTAATAATATCTTTATCACTACTTTTTCCTACTTTTGCCACCACATTTAATTTATATTTTCCGGCATCTCCAGCTTTTCTTTGGTGTCCAAATCGTTTATAAGTAACTTCAAACGGTTCACCGTGTGTGATTGTAGCACCTTGTACTTTTGCAGAATATATTTTCGATTGTTTACTACCGATCACTTCTTCTTTTCCACCTTTTATTGTTTTTCCAGTATATAGTATTTTACTAACGGTTTTCTCTAATACTTTTTTAGCTTGCGATGTAGCTTCTGCGAATGGTAATAATAAACCATTAGCTTTGTATTCATCGATATTTAATCCCATCAAAGCACCTAAACCTCTTAATAACTACGTCTAGTGATAATTGAGATTAGCAGCTTGTTGCTTTTGTTTATTAGCTTCTTTCTGATCTTCATGTTGCTGCTGTTGCTTTTGTTTAGCCATATCATGCTGGAATCTTATATTTTCAAGAGCATATTCATTAACCTTCTTCTCTTCTCTAAGATAATCACTATTTCTATTTACAATATCATCTGTAAGATATTTCATGGCTAATTTATCAATATCTGCTTCAGAAGCTAGTGGGTTCACAGCTCTTACTTTATCTTTAGCTTGTGAATAATAATATTTACCATAATCACTACTTAAGAAATCATTAATATTACTTTTAAGCACGCCACGTATATCATTTTCATCAACTGTGTAATAATCGTAACCGTCTTTTTTCTAATTGGTTAATTTCTCATTGAACTTTTTATCAAGATGTTTAAACCAATCATCTGTTAGATCATGCAGATTTTTATATTCTATAGGCGATACTCTATCGAACAAACCATTTTTTAATGTATCCCAATCTTTAAATTTATGTTTCTGAAAGAAATCTTCCATCTACTAACTGTATAAACCTTTAGACTGTAACTGTGCCGTTGCTTGAAGATAAGCTTGTCCTATTTTCGATGATTGTATAATTTGATTTATTTTATCTCTAGGTGTAGTTCTTATAACTTTAGCTATCATGGCACGACCCTCTGCTGTTCGCAGAGGATCTATACCCATTGCTTCCATGTTATCTATCGCATCATTTAGTCTACCATATGTTAACTTATCATAATTTTCAACATCTTGTTGAAAAGGAGATGTAAAATCACTGTATTTAGACAGATATTCATCCATTCTTTTTTCTCCAGATTCATATTGATCTTTTACAGCATTTAAATAAGCATTCATAATACCAGTATCATATAGCTCTGGGATAGGCATATCTACTGGCTAATCATATCTATATATCATAATAATTATTGTTTATACGGATTAATAAATGGAATTGGTTGAGGAATATTTACTAATGATTTAGCTAAATCCATAAAGTTCGGCTAGAATGGTTTATACGGGTTTATAAACGTTACGTTTTGAGGAACATGTACAAACTATTTAGCAAGATCCGTAAGATATTTTTCATTTGGCATAGATACAGGTATATTACCAAACAATCTATTAATTCGATTTTTACGTCCTGCTTTACCCATTAAATCTTCACGTTTTACATCTAAATCATCTTGATATAATTTAACAGTATCACGCCATCTACTATCATCTACGCGTTTCTTATCCCATCTGTAGATATTCTCCATAAAGTCTTTTCTAGCTTGGTTAGCCATTGCCAATTTAGCAGCATGTGCTTTTTCAAATGCATCTTGGTCATATCTCATAGCATTTGTTCTATTCTCTCTATCAGCTTCGCCTGCACGCATCAAAGCATCGTAATATTGCTGCTTATATTTATTATTCTACTCGTCAGCTATTCCATAAAGCTTTGCGACATTATTTATATAACTATTATAAAGATCATTTCTCGCAATATATTTCTAACCTGCAGTAAGACCTCCTGTTTGGTCTATATTATATTTATTCTATCTAAGACTATCTCTATACTCTTTAAGTTGAGGATATATGTTATATCTAAGACCAGCTAAACCATTTAATGCTCTATTAGCGTATTGGTTTTGACTATATGTATCATACTTAGGAATACTTTGTTTATTGATATTTGACAATCTAGAAAGTGCTTCTGTAACTCCTAAAAGTGATGGAAGTCCAATCTGAAGTTCATTCTACCAGTCTTTACCAATTGCATATTGTCTTCTGTAATTATTCATTTGTCCTTCTATATTATGTTGTTTTGCCTATTGTTGTGCTAGATCTTTAAGCTTATTAAAAGATTCTTGTTTTGACTGTTGTATATTTTTATTATACAAATCACTTGTAGCTTTAGATAAAGAACTCAATTTACCATATCGTCCAACTTTATTCTAAGCTTCATTAATACTTTGAATCTGCATAGTATACGGTGCAGCTTGCTTTGCGAACGTATCACCAGTTCTCCAATCAATATCATTACCAAGTATTACATTACTATCATCTTCTCTTACAGACGATGGTTGGTTATCAACACCAACTGTACCTTTGTCAACAATAGTTGCACTACCATTATTAAAATCTATAATAGATTCTCCTTTACCGACATTACTTTCATGTGGTCCATTTATAACACCGTATGGAGAATATACTTGTTTATAATCACCTTCGGATTTACCATTATTATAACACTTAGAATCTTTTCCTCTATTTGCTACTAATATTCCACCTTTAGTATTTCCATAATCCTACAAATAATCCTATTGTAATCCTGTGGTTTGAGCACCTGCTTTATTAAACGTAGTGATGGTATTTGCTTTTTGTTGTGCAACAGCCATTCTGTGTTTTAGAATCCTTTTCTTACGTGCAGCAGCAGCTCCTCCGAATACACCTCCTATAAGAGATCCTACAGCAGCTCCAATACCTGATCCAATTGGACCACCTATCATGCCTATCGCAGCACCTGCTCCAGCACCACTTCCAATAGTTTTCATTGTATTTCCAGATGTTTGTGCTTTAAGGTTTGCAAGTTCTGTATCTTCGTCAATACCATTTTGAATATCATAACCAATTCCATTTATCATACCTTGTGAGGTACCTGCATTCGATAACAGTTGCGACTAATTTGCAACAGGTTGTTTATAAGCATTTATAAGATTTCCTGCAAAAGCAATTCCTTGCTGAACCATTGAACCATAGTTAGCGTTTTTAAGATTTGTTTTAAAAACACTAGGACCTTTTGGACCTTTTACTTGAGGACCTTGAGGAGTTTGAGGAGTTTGTTGAATTGGTGTTTGGTTAAAATTTTGGTTTTGCGGAAGAGTTTTCTAATATTCTAAAAATTCTTTAGCATCATCGGCAGGACCGTTATAAGAATTCCAATCTAGAGGGTTCTTGCCGACATAAAAGCTTGGTTTCTAATTACGTATATATTTAAAAGCTGTTAAATCCATGATTTTCTAAATTTATTTATTATATAAGAAATCGAAGCGTTCTTTAAATTATCTATCTCACAAATCATATATTTACCGCGTTGTCTATTTCCATATTCAACGTTTCCATATCTTGGTATAGAATATCTAAAATTACCTTCTCTATTTGTAATACCAATTTCACTTCCAGATTTCTATACTTCTGAATTTAAATTTGTAGACCATTTAAATATACAGTCGTTATAAGAATAATCTTTTGTTAATTGATCATTTGTTATTATTTCTTGATTATCAAATACTTTTGTTTCAGTAGGTGATGTATTTACTACATATTTTATAATAGTATTTGGATATAATGTACCGTTTTTAGTATTCCATTTGTTTACAACTAATCTACCATCTTCACAAGATATTAAGCATATATCATTGTCAAATGTAATACTTTCTTCGAAATTAACTGTATATACAGATGTAAATGCTCGTAATAAGCTACTAAACGCTAGAGATTGTTCTTCTCCATTTTTCAACAATACTTTTGAAACAAGTTCATCATAACGTTTATCATAGAATAATTTTGGATGTTTTATACCACATCTCTCATGCATTATATTTTGTGTACCAAACATCTTATTCATCGCAACGCTACCGTCTGATGTCAACTATTTCAATTCGTTATTATGTGAATCAAACCAGAATAGAGCTGTAGAAGATTGTGCATCACAGTATTGTTCTCTATGCATTCCTGTTTTTGTATCCAAATAATCATATCTTGATAAAACACCTCCAGTTCCCAATACAAGTGGTTTTCCAGAATCATCTGTTATCTAAGATCTTTCATTCACGCTAAATTGACCAAATGCGTGTTCCTACCAAAAGAATAACTAATTATTAAAGGTTCTAAGGTTTGTTATTTCACCATACCTATCATCTACATCTAAGAAGTTTGCAGGTTTGAATACACACCACGAATCACTATTTTCATTATTGGTCTTCTTATCTGAATAATAACATCTGTAATCTACGCTTGTGAGTGTATTTGAATCTTTTGATAAATCTGTAGATTCTGTTGATTTAATCTGAGGTTGTATAGAATATGCAGAATTGTACTCATATTGTGGTTTTTCCTAAGCCCATATTGAATTAACCTGTGCAGGATCTTCTTGTATATTGGAAGCTTTACTATCTGTCTATGCACTAAACTCTATTCCAGATGTATATGCAAGATTTATGCTTGTTTCAACAGGTATTGAATAAACAAGACACGCAGTTACAGACATTCCTACGTTCTTATCATAATATTTATGACATGATACATATTCAAACGGTTGTATGTAACAATCACCATCAAACACATTTGCTACTTTCTAACCTGCTGCAAACACATCTCCATAAGATACATATGTATTCAAACATCTAGCAGAATAATCATATCCTCCATAAGGTGTTGTTCTTTGACGTAGATTACATAAATATGTTCCAGATATACTACTTCTGTATATATTTACTTTATTTTTATTCTTATCATAAATATAATCTATGTATGAACTATTATGCCTCTATTCTACTGATAGATTTGATTTATATATTGCTTTACCGTCTTTTGGTGAGCCTGGTATAACTCCAAAATCACCTGTTGTAAATCCATCTGGAATTTTATAATCATTATCTGTAAATGCAACAGCCTATACTGTAGGTGTGTTCGTATGGGGTTTCTGTATAACGTTAGTGCAAATATTTTTATAAAATATATTGTTTATATTCTCTAACTTTAATAAAATACAAGATCCTCCAGTACCCATTAAAGCAGATCTTCCATCAGAATCATCAAGTCTATTATGGTATTTGTTCTCAGATATAAATATACCAAAGCTTTTATCAGTACTTAATACTCTCCTGGTATTATTAAACGTACCGCTGTCTACAACATTACAGTATTGCAAATTACCAATTGTAACTGTATTATTTGTGTATTTTGCAGTATATGTTGTAGTATTATTTTCAGTTTTAGAATCGAACAAACCATTCCACGGTATTTGTGAAACAACGTTACAAGCCTATACTTTATAAGAATATCTGTTCATTTTCAGATTGATAGTATCATACTACGTATCATCTCCATATTTTGTTTTAACACCTGCCAACTCATATTTTCTATTAAATATAGTATTACTCTACTCGTATAACTTTGTATATCCGAATTGGTTATAATTATATACATTATCAAGACCGTCGGCACTTCCGAATCCACGTACGTAACATGTATTATCTGTATCACCTATTGTTTGATATGACATAAACGAAGGTGTTCTATCAACTGTCCTAAAAACATATTGTTCACCTCTATAATTATCCAACCTATATTCGTTTAAACAAGCAGGGTATACCTAATAATATGAAGGGTTTGTTCTACCGTATTGTTGACATATAAACATTGACTACAAACCACTTATCAGCTTTTCTTCATTACTATTCTCGTCATCAGATTTATATATTCTATATGTAGATAATGCACATTCTCTATCATTATTCATTCGTCCATATAAATCTTTATATATAATATTATGGAATTCAGGATTTCCGGTGGATATAATTGTTGTATCAACAACCTACGGAGGTAATGCTAAATTATGTCCACACACAGAAGATCCTATATAATCATATTTTAAAGATGTATTCACTGAATAACCTAACTAACCCGCTGATGCCACCCATGGACAGTCAAAATTACGCATTTTTTGTGGGTATGTTAATTTATTCGTATCAGCATGATGTCCGAACAAATAACTAACACTATTTAAATATGTCTGTGTATTATCCACAACCTGTTTAATGTAATCTGTATTATATACAGCTTCTGGACATATAAACTAATACAAATCATGATTATCAAAATTATCAGCTTCTGGAGAATCTACTAAATCATCATGTGAATCAAAAGCAGGACTTCTTGCAATCCATTTATAACCTGTCCAGAACTATTGTGTAGTTAATGTACCTGTAGGAGTGTACACGTTGTCGATATTTGTATCATGATCATCTTTGTGTTTATTTCTACAAATAGGTCTTGCTAGCACACCTTGTGCTATATTTTGAATATCATTTATGGATCTATGACATCTTACAATTTCGTATGATGTTATCTTATATTTTTCATAATCATTTGGGTAATCATCTTTTAATTTCTAATTGAACGAATTGATATCTACTTCAAATTGTATTCCTAATGGATATACTGTTAATTCTGTATTATCGTCTTCTAAAACACCGCCATCGTTATAATGTTGTCCATTTGCACAGAATGTTTCAAAACCGGAATCGTTTATAGAAGGAGTTCTAATGTCATCTATCCATAAAGCAGAACTACTTTCTCCTTTACCGTTATATAGTACAATTGCAAATCTGTATAATTCATCCCTTCTTAAAGATTTCAAACCATATGAAATACAAGGGTTCGCGTATGTACCATTATTATTATTAGGTATATATTTATCTTTTAAATTTATCCTACCCAAACTTTCAAGTTGTACTTTTTTGATATTTGTATCGAAATCATAATTTTCTTTTACAATGTTTACAATTGGTACATTAGTACATTTTGACCATGTTCTAGAAACATCACCGTGATCATCTGGATATTTTATTTCAATAGCAGATACTCTAGAACCAATTTGTTTAGGATATGATCTTGAATAATCACCTATAACCGATGTTACAATAAACTACCAGGATATATATTTTCCACTACCTCCATACACGTGAAAGTCTTTTTCGCCTTCGTTTTTTTTAAATGCTTTGTATTTACAGAGATTTTCGGCTATTCCAAACTATCTTGTTATATCATTATAATCATTAAAGAAATCACATTTATCATATTCAAGACGTTGTTCTGTAGACATAGCGTCTCGTTCTTTCATGAATTCAGAATATTCTTTATCTACAAATACGCCATATGATTCTCTAAACTTCACATGATTTTTATTGTCAACCCTAAATGCACGAGCGTCAAATTCTTTAGCAATATCATCTAATTCTGACTAATTATCTTTTATATTAGCTGCGAATAATATATCATCTTTAGCTTCTATAGTTTTAGGTATTACATATACACCTGATAAATTATTAAATTCACTCAATGGTATTATTTGTAAAGCTTCTTGACCAGTATCTGCGTATTGCATGAATTTAGTAACTTCACCAGCATCATCCTCTTCTGAAGATTCTATTATCGATCTATCATATATGAGAGATATTTCAGGTTCTTGACCATTTTGTTTATAAAATATTCTATAAATATATACATGGTCAAATAAACTCTAATCACTTTCTAAAGGTATTCTAAGTGATACTCCACAATTTATAGTATCTTTCTCTAAACCGCCTTTTGATTTTTTACTTATGATGTCATCGTCAGTATAACCATATCCTAAATATATAGGTTTTGTAGGTGCTGATAACGGAGATACATTACCACGCTTTTTATAAAATCTATAAGCATATTGTACAGTACCTGCTTTTAAACTACCATATACTAAACCACAGAATATAAAAGGTTTTATAACTACATTTGGAAACTAATCATATAACTATACATTTCCAAAGTTATTAGCATTAATTTCATCATCAGCTTCTGCAACATTTATAATTTTCATAAAATGTTCACCATCGGCTATATAAAGTTTAATATTATCTTCAGTTTCCCATGTTAATACAGTACTTACTTTATCACCAGATAACTGATTTTTTAATTCTGTGTCTTTAGTTAAGTTTAAGTCTTTTGAACAGAATATAAGTTTGCAATATTCTATGTCATTTTCAGCACTATTTTGTTTTATTCTAATAACAGCCCAGTTCTTATGTTTGTCTTCTGCTACGATTATTCCAATATTACGTGTACTACAAGCTGATAATATTTTATTTACATTAAATGTAAATGTACTAGATAATACGAATGTTACTTTATCTATATTTTTAAATCCTTCTATAGCACGAATTTCACCATATGAATTAGTTGCGTCTGTTTTATTATCGCCATTATATGAACTTACGCGTATATTTTCACCATAAAGATACTATCCTTCTTGTATATTACTGTACGAAACATCTGTATTCATTCCTTTATTAAAGGATGTTATAGATATATTGTTGTTATTAGTAGCCATAATAGTAATCGTTATAATTTAATTGTTTTCTACCAACATTTTTGAAGAATGTATCATCTCCATCCCATTCTGGGACAAGTTTGTTCCATTCATTTTTAATACTACGCATATCTGTTTCTGTAGGCATCATAGCTTCTGCATAAGCTTGAGCTCTAAAGAAATTCCATTGCTGTTGTAGATAATAGTAAACATTTGCAGAATTTCTTACACTACCACCAAGAGAACCTTTCAGATATTTATTGAACGACAACTTCCACATTACATACCAGTATATTGCTTCTTGGTATGATGCTGAGTCTGGTATCAAAGGGTATCCTCGTTCATCTGTAGCTATTGCTTTATATGCGAGTTTTATATAACCTTCTGGTTTATTAAATACAAACCAACCTGGTTTTGTAAAATATGTAACATCTTCATCTGAATTAAGCTTATCTTCTGCATATTTTACAAGATTATTACCATAAAACTAAGACTGTGCTGTAGGTAATTTATATCTCATTGGTTGTTCTGGTTCATGGTGTGTGAATTTATGCTTAACAGGTTCTTTAAAAGTAGCTGTTTCAGATCTAACCGGAACCCATGGACCATTTGGATTATTTGAATAAGCTATACCATTTAAATCATGCATGTCATCTGGTATAGGGACTTGATTTTCATGTATTTTTAATATGGGACACCCTTCTTGTCCTGACTCTTTCTATATATACTACATCGGTGCCCCAATGTGTTCTATAGCTTCAAATATCCATTCTCTTATGTCGGTTATTCTCATATTTTTCTCCGACATATCTGAATCTGCAAGTATTTTAGCTATAACAGATTCACATTTTGTATATTTGTATATCATCTATATTTATATAATCGTGTTTGTTAAATATAAGCTGTGCCAACGCTCGTTTATTCTACCTTACTAGATTTAAACTATATTTGTACATATCTGGGAATGTTTTCTTCTGTTTTGACCAGAATAACCTGTATTTATAGCCGTCAGAATGTTCGTTTAAATGATAAATACGTTTACCATATTCTGCAGAAGCTTTATAATCTACAGATAGGCTTTTATCAGTAAATGTTTTAGGTTTGTATTTACATATACATATGATACCTAATCCAAAAGGCATTTTAAACACTTCTGAGCGGTTTAAAATTATATCTAGTATATTCTTATTACATTCGTCTAATATGCGCTTAAAACGAACGTAAGGCACGTCTTTGTTAATCTTATGATATGTTTTATACATATCACGTATAGTGTATGAATTTTTATTTCTCATCTTGCTGTGGACCCTTAGGTTTCACACTTGCTAATGTGCTGTTGTTATCATCATCGCTAGGCATATTTAATATAAATGCTAATTCATTCTTTATTATCATAGCTTTTATATCTGGTATCATCCATCCTGGAATCTTTATATCATCTTCATCACCGTCTTCATCAGAATCTGTAAAAGCACCAGTAACCCATATAAACCTAAGTCTATTCAAATCAGTAAGACCTTCTAAGTATATATATTCGTTTTCATACCACCATCCTAACTCTCCGAATGTGTATTTTCTAAAAAAGTGAAAATGTCTACGTTTCTCATTCATTTTCTGTATAGGACAACCTTCCTAATCTTGTACACTAGTTATACAGCTGTCACTAGAACCAGATAATTCTGGTAATTTATCCTTAGATCTTTTTCTATATAGACATGTATCATCTAATGGTTGTTCATCAATCAACTCTATAGGACCTATTGTCTTAAGTATATCATCATCGTCCTCTTCATCTTCTTTACCATCTTCTTTGTCTTTTTCTTGTTTCTTTTTCAAAATGGCAGCTTTATATGCGAGAATCCATAATGCTATCTAAGCTCTTGAGAAATCTTCACTTTCACTTACATTATTGTTTCTAATCATGAGTAGAACATCGTCTATCACACTACGTAATGTAAATAATTTCATATTATTCAGATTCTATTATTCTAACATCCTCTCCTTTTAACAAATCGTTTGTATTTACAATTTTATATTTATATCGTACAACCTTTTTAAAATCTAATGTAAACAAACGTTTAAAGAAGTTCTTTTTGTTTTTATACTCTTTTTTCTTGTATATGTATAAATACTAAGTATTACGTACATCTAATTTTATAGATATACTATCTTTACCTATACTGTAATATACATTTGTAAGGTCGTTGTATTTAATACTATCTGTAAATATAGTATCTTTAATAACTGTAACCTAACCCCCTACCCCCTTACTAGTACTAACGTTCAATACCTGGGTTTGGGTTGCTGCTGTAATTAAACCTTTTGAAGAAATTTTATTTTCTTTACGTACACTGTCTATCTATTGTATTAATTTATCATTAGATTCTTTCAATTTAGACATGTCTAGCTATAAAACATTACAAGCCTACTAAGAGTTGTTTAACAACCCCTAATAGGCTTCAATGTTATTTTGAGCTGTTTCCAAGCGTTCTGAGAGCTTCTAATTCTATTTATGCATAGTTATACCAAACGAAATAGATAAAGCTACACAGAGGCTTAAAAAGGCTTCTACAGCGATTCTTTTATGACTTAACATCCACGTTATTATCGACTGTATCATTTTTATCATTTGTATTCATTCCTGTATATTCATCACCCTTTTTTCTTAAAAACACGCCTATAGACTTCCATGGGCCATTTGGGTCCAATGTATTCAAGTTTTCAAGTATAGACCACATTTCTGTCAAACAGATTATAACAGTAGCACCTCCTGTAAGAACTAAAGGTATACCGTCGTTTAATACTGTATATTCCAATAAATGTGCTAATAATAATATGGTGAATTCATCTTTTATTTTCTAGAGTGTACCACGCCAATTTTTCTTACTAGTGATTTTTTGTCCAAGCTTTTTTGCAACTTTAATACCATAAATCATATCTATTACAGTAAATGCAAAACAAGCGACTAATAATCCAACTACAGGGACAATATATGCTGTGAGCAACGCACTTACTCCTAACCATATCTTAGCCCATTGGCTTTGTCCACATATAGAATTGAACATATATCCAATCTAAGTAAGTATATTATTCATATTAGCTTCTCCACATGTTACACTCCCACTATCTTCTTTTAACTAATCCGGGTAGTACTCTACCGCCACCTCTAGTCCAACGCATAAACTAATTGCAAATCATATCATCTGATTTACCTTGTTTGATGTATTTGAACAACGTTGATTTCTAAAAATTACCAACTCCTAAGTTGAATATGAAACTAACTAAGGCTCCGAATTGTCCTTGTGTCTTGCACACGCCAAGCTTATTTAAGTATGATACTATAGGCTATATATCCTATTTCAAGTATTCTACAGCTTGCTCTTTTGTTATTTTCTATCCTTTTTTAACGCCTTTAGTATGTCCATATCCTATTGTCCAAACACCTGCTGGGCATTTATACGCAGTAAGCACTAAACCTTCAAAATTACATATCCCTTTGATAGTGGTATTATCAATATTAAATATCATATCTTAGCTTCTCTGGATAGCCCTTGGTGTAGTCATAGCCGAGCACTTCCTCCACGGTATTCAGTTCCGCCACCGCCTTCTTATGAGTAGCCGTAACATTGAAGCACTCCAGGGCATACATCTCCAATGCCGATAGCAGACCGATAGCCTTGTCGCAGTTCATTTCTATCTTCATCCCTCCGAACCACAGCGTTGTCGTCTTCTGCCCCATCGCCTTGACAATCTGGGTTGAGTTCATCAGTCCCACACGTGTAGCCTTGTCGAGCCAAACACGCTCCCCGTTAAGGATAAAGCCATTGACAGAAGAAGATGTGTCGTATGCTTCAATAGCGGCGATCACAGTCTCCTTCGCACGCTGAAGAACGTCAGCATCCGAGATCACACCGTCTATCCAGCACACGTCATACGCATACTGCTCCGTCTCACGTTCCTCATAGCGCATTTCGCCCTCGTCGGTCATGCCCGTAGGCATGTTCTCCATGGTTTTCACCACCTGCTCGTTAAGGGCAATCATAGCTCTGCCACTCTTGCATACCACAACCATCGGATGTTTCTGCTCAAAAATCATTCTTCTTAATTCCATAATTTAAAATTCAAAAGTGAATAATTCAAAATCGCCAAAGGCGACCAATTCCTAATTCCTAATTCCTAATTCGTAACTCCTAACTCTAAATTCCCAGCTTGGCGCACAGCAGCGCCCCTCAGCTGGTGGCGTTGCTCAAGGCTTGTTGTCTAACGGCCGACAGCCTTTTTTTTGCTGCCTTTTTATTGCTTGAATTTAAGTTGAGGGACAGCAAAAGCCCCAGCGTAATGGTTACTGTTATCGTTAATCCCACTGATGCAACGAGCAGTACAAGGCGACGCAATGCCGTAGTCCGCAATACACCCCGTAACGAGAGCCTTTACACCTTCCTTACCTATAGCTGGCAGACCAGTAGTGCTATCACCTAGTCCCCAAATAGAATTATTATTCCACGTAAAGCGACACTCATTAGTGTGCATACCGCCGCCATGCTCGGTAAAGCAGAACAATGACAGCGAATAGTCTGCCTTGCTTACCCATCCTGAGTTACCACTGACGTTTTTCACGTTGTTCAGTCCCTTAAGAATATTAAATTCTGTACCTATGTCACCGTAAGCAATGTCGCTTGTCAGCGGTGCCATATCCTGCACTTTGTCGGCACAATAGAACTTGCCGTAGACAGTTCCCTCGGCTGTACGCCCCGAGACGTAATGCGCACCACTAAGCTGCATAAAAGCACCGTCCATGGGAATAGACATGCCACGGTACACCGAATGCGAGAACTTGTATATTACCGTGCCTCCTGTAAGGTCGGTACTGTCTGTATATATGCCGTCAGCTACCGAGAACTTGGCATAAGTATTTACTACTGCGGTAAGCACTCCCTCGCCAATACCCTGGCAGTTAGGCACGTCACGCACAACGAAGTATCGTTTGTTGGGTGTCATACCCTCGCCCGTGTCAAGATTTATGTCTGTAGAGCATACAAGATTGTTGCTCTCGTCAAAATAGAACACATTGGTATTTGTGCCTACCTTGGCTTGCAGTCCTGACTTGGTAATGCCGTCAAGCACCATAAGCGTCTCTCCACACTTGGTTGCACTATAATAGCCGCTGCCTATAACAGCAGCCAAGTTATAATCGTCGTTGCCGCTCGCTCCATTGCGCATGCTTTTTGACATAAGTCCGGCATAGCCTGCCACAGTGCCGTCTGCCGCTATCATCTTTACGCCAGAGTTGGCGGCAATGCGCTCGTTGTTCCATGTGTCGGCTATCACAGAGTTTGCTGATGTCAAGCCTACGCCCATACTGTAGAGGTCGGTAGTGTCAAGAGTTCCACACTCAATGTACATCATCATTATCCACAGCTCATAGAACTCGTAATAGCCTCCCATATACGGGCGGTTGGTGTTAGGGTCGGCATTCTTATTCTGTGCATTGTGTATTGAGGTTAAATACGATATGCCCGTATGATAGTAACCGTTAGCATTAGGACGAAACGACTCTTTTACGAAGCCGTTAAGCTTAGACGATGTTCCTGGCACAGCGTCAGAGATAATACAATGTGCGCACGAACGCTCATCGTCGAATATCTTTGCGTTGACGGTGTAGAACGGAGCGAAGGCGAACGGCTCAAGTCGCTTGGCGGCATGGCCCATCCAGTAGCAAGGCACCACGCCTACGCCCATACAGCTCATTTCCTGTCCTTCGACAGTATCGTTAGCCTTGATAAGATGCAGAGGGATGTCGGTATATACCAACAGGTCGCCCTCCGATCCGTCCACAGCCATAGCCTCGCCGTTGCTCGCCTTGGTTATGCGTCCAGGCGCACCCTCATGCTGCAACACAGCCTCGTTGCCCACACGCTTCACAGTGCCAATCTTCATGTGCTTGCCAATCTCACGCACCAGCTGGCGTGTACCGTAGATGTAGGTCTGCGAAGGTTTGGGATCGGCATCTCCCGAAACACGGGCAAATCCTACATAAGCATCCCCGAACATATCAAGACGTTTCTGCACGCCCGCTATGTCAGCAGCGTTCTGCTCCACCTTCTTTGCAATCTCTGTTGTCGCACAATGATTCTTTAAATATTTTATTTCTTCATTTATATTTACATCAGAACCATCTTTCCCAGAAATGATCACAGAACCGTCTCCTTTTACTTCTAACGCGTTCTTTCTCTCTTCCTTTGTACCACATCCAACAGAGAATAAAGTAGCCTTAGGATCGCCTACAACGCCTTCTGGACTATTTGGATTATCACCCTTAGTAGATTTATTCAATATACCAGTAGCAATCTCCCCATAGTTCGTAGTCTCTGTAGCATAACCCGCCGCGATAGAATTTGCATTACCACACTTGGTACCGAAAAACTAAGTTTCTTGTTTTTTATTGTTATTTAACATAATTAAAATAAATTAAAGTAATGTCTCACCCATCGTGGTCGATCAGCATCTTTAAGCTGAGCAACAGACATATCATAACAAGCAATAATATAAGCATTATTATCATTGTTTACCAATTTAGATATAATATCACCTTGATCTGAAGCGAATTTACACATTGTTACATACAATGCGTATTTATTATAATAAGGAGCATAATCAACACACTTATTATTATGTTCTAATTCGTCGATCACAGAAAAATTAAAAGGTGCTCCAGAGCTACCATCATAGTTTTTAAAATCTTTTAGAATATTCCTAGCTTCTTTTTCTATTAAAAAGTTATTATATTTGTATAAACCTTCGGTGCAATTTAATAACTCTTCTATTATATTCGTATCACATTCCGATAAATATGACATTACTGTTTTTACTATTGCGCACCTTATTTCAGAATTACTATGCTCATCAATAATAGATGAGATTCTTTCAATATGTGTTTTTATTTTAGACTTGTCCATTGTTATTATTATTTATAGTGTTTGAAAGATTTGAAATCATATTTTTAATATCCTCAACAGAAGATTCTAACTTAGAAAATCTTTGTTCTGTTTCTTTCTTCTCCTTAAACACTGGATTAAACTCGGACAATATTTTATTACATTTCTCTACTGTTGTTTTATGTAGATCAATTTGGTTAAGAACTTGTTCAGATTGATCTTTGATAGATTCCACCTCACGTAATATAACTTCTCTATTTGGAGATATTACAAGATTTTCAGCATACCCTATCTCAGTATTATCTTTGAATGTGTATGTTTTTGTATTATCCCCTACTTTAATAGTTATGTCGGTTACCATCTGGCTTGTAGTATTATGTAATATGTCAAAATGAGGTAACCCTTTGTTTACAACTTTACCTTCTTTAACAGACACTTCTGCTTTATCAAAGATAAATATTGGATAATTAGGATTCAAATCTTTAAACAACATAGTTTGTAAATTTAAATAAAACAAAAAAAGGAAAGGGATACTGTCCCTCTCCCTTCGCTAACCATTTTATGCACCAGCTGCAGGCGTTGTTTTGAGTGCTGCTATTAAAGTAGCATTCTGACGTTGCTGACTGAGCTCTAATCTAGCATCGTTATACCTTTGCTGTAAATCAGAATTCCAATGATTATTCAACGTATCTATAATGCGCTGAGTGTTATCTTGATTTGCACGAATTATATCGCACTTATCTTTGGCATTTTGGAAACTTGATGCAGAGAATCCTCGTTCAACGCCTGTTGCAACGTACTGGATTGCATTCTGCAAAGTATTCGTCTGATTACATGTTGCAAGCTGCTGCTCATAACCCATCTTGATAATGTTCTGTTGGGTCTGGCAGCAACAATCTTTAAGTGATTGAATAATATTCATATCACCTAAGTTTGCCGCATTGATGACTCTCTCGGCGCTATATCCAATTTTACCTCCAACCTGTTCAATTGCTGAACGAACTGCACAAACAGAGTTTTGCAACTGATTAAAATCGCAATTGAGATTAGAAGCAAGAGTTTTAAGATCACAGTTATTACCCTGAATAGCTCCCATAAGAAGGTTACTATTCTGGTTATCTGCCATCTAGCTGCGTAAAGAATCAAGTTGTGATTGGATTTCGGCTCCCTGGATACCATTTCTGTTACCCCAGAAAACCCCATTTCCAAACATCATGAGGAATACCAAATAAATAAAAGGATTATTCATCCACTAGTTGTTATTCATCATTGATGCCATTGCCAACGGATCTTCATTATTGCGTCCTGCCATAGCTGCTATAGCAAGAGCATCGTGGTTATTGTATGCGCTCGGATGATCGTAACAATAAACCTTCTCAGTTATCTTATCTTCCATAGTAAAAAGAATTAAAGGATTAATAAAATGGTGTTCGAAATACGAACCTTAATAAAATAACTTGCAAGTTAATAGGCAGATTTAGGTGCACCACCACCTAAATCCAAGTAGAAAAAGTCTACTATTTATATCCGTAACGGATATTTTTAATAATCACGGTTGCACAAAAAGTGCTAAATTTTGATAATTTATTACATATAAGTGAATATATATGTGCCATTTTGAGGGTATGGACCTAGATCTACAACCCAAGAACCGCTTTGACCAGCTGTAAGATACATATTATCAAACGAATAATATGACCCTTTTTTAAGCACAAACTATCTTGCGGAACTGTCTTTATTTGTAGCTGTTATACGCCATTGAGTACGTCCATCAACCATATGTACGTTTTTCTCAACCTTTGTGATATAATTAGACGAATCAATAAAAGGAGTTATGCTGTTGATAGTAGAAGAAATATTAGGATATAATTCAACCCATTGTGGAGTTGCTTTATAAATATCATTCAACTCTATTAAATTTTTAACATCATCGTTGTAAATATACAGTTTACCTGTTGTTTTATCTTTATATATTACATTATTATATGGAATTTGTCCAATGATTCTTTTAACATTGGATATCATTGCTGTATTAATACCACTTCCATATACAGTATCATTGTTACATATATATAAGTGACTTGGTATTGAATTATGATCCCATGCCGAACTCATGCTTACAAAACCACCACAAAAATCACTATTGTTATATGTGAGTCTTAAAAAATACACATGTGATTTAAGTGTTGCTGAAGTTGTCTAGCATGGATAACCGTAATTTAATTCAATTATACCATCAAACTCCACAATTATATTCTATTCTTTAACTTTATTAACCAAAGTTGTAAGTCCTTCATAATTTAAATATTTAACCATGATTATAATTTATTTATATTTTATTTGAACAAGTTCTAAATTTCAGCATCTGTGATTGCTTCAAATGATAGAAGTGCTCCCTATTGACTTTCTACATTGTCCAATCTACTTTCTATATCTGTAATACTACCATCAATATTACCAAATTTAGTAATGAACGGTATAGATGTAGCGCCAGCACCATCTGATGTTTTATATGAATGTGCGTATTCTGCTTCATTTGGTTTTCCTATAGTAATTGTTCTGGTATTACCGCTATCAGAAGACGTTGCATTCATATATTGAGATGAAATTACAACATCTTTCCAATTTACGGTTACATAAGCTTTCTCATTCTCAAGCTTCACGCCGTATTTTCTATTATTAACTGAATCAGTATAACCAATCTAAATACCACCACGAACACCAGAAGCTGCTAATGGAAGTGAATAATCATTGGGCTTCTGATATACGTGTTTTGTACCATTCCAATACAGATAACCTGTAGATGGAGTGATACTTTTAATTGTTCTACCATTAGAACCAACTATAAGATGTTCAGACTCAAGTGCAGTACTTGTTGTTGTAACAGCACCATTAATATTAGCCTGTACAACTGCCCATGTTACAGAAGGGGTTGGTGTTGAAGTAACCGCTTGTGCGATAATCATATCACCAGACTCAACGGTCTGTCCACCTACAGAGAAAGCACCTCTACTTGTATCTGCGATATACACATCACCTACTTTTGCAGTAGCAGTATTCAAACTATCAGTACTAGTAGCAACTCCTCTAAATACAAGTGCTTGTGAAAGAGCGCTGACAGTATCTTTTGTAGCATATTTACTATTAATCTATTTAACAAGTTCTGTAAGACCAGTTAGATTTAAATATTTATTTTCCATGATTAAAATAAGTTTTTAATTTCTTTAACTGAAATATCGTTTATATAGTTTACAAATTTTTTCCAAGCTGATGCAGATCGTCTATTAGCCCAATTTTCGAGTATATAATAACAATCTTCATCTTTTACATACCACATCTAACCTATTGCAGTATCTCCAGTAGTATCATTGTTCTATTTCAACTACCAATCAAATACTTTCTGATTTTCACCAGTAGCAATTAAATCGTTAAATGTATCTACACGTCTATGTCCAATAACTTCATCAGCATATACAATACCATAACCGGTACTAGAGAAGTTATTAGTACGCATAGTTCCAGATTTTATCTGTCCTTCTTTTGCCATAATAAACCTCCTTATTTTATTTCTAATGAGGTATTATTAAATGCTCCTTTGTTCATACTGACATACACATAGTAGTTCTAAGCAGCTCCTGTACCATTCTATATAGACACCTATATTGGTTCTTTAAAGTTGCCAAGAATTGGATCTGAACCATCTGCAATAATTGTAGATAATTTACCCATATTGGCAGGGTATGCGTAACAGAAATACTGAGAATTATCAGTAGTTACTGTTATCGTTGATGTTCTATCATCTGCTAGTTTGCTATTTAGTGATGTTATATTTGAAGCAGTTAAGTTCTAAGTAAGAACATTACCCCAATATATATAATCACTAAATTTACAAGATACTGACGCAGATGCTGTATCCGTACCAGATGCAGATACTATCTTAGAGCCATTCAACATCAATCCTTTTTTAGGAGCTGCTACAGTGACACTAAATGTTTTAGTTCCTCTTGTAGCACTTGTAAATGTCTAAATATCACACTCTTGACTAAGTACGCCTGATTCTGGTAGAATAGATCCCCATAATGTTGTAGTACAAGTAGTAGGATTTTTATAACCATTTGCCCTAGTCCATTTCCACTATCCTTTATAAGTGACTGTAGAGCCAACAGGTACTATTATTGAAGTGGCGGTACTTGTAGCAGGTGTTTGTTGAAATCTAGTATATGTCCATTGATTTACCGCAATTTGCGGATATATGATAGGTTTGTCTCCATTTAATATAGCATCAAGATCATCTCTATTTTCTCTATAATGAGCATCACAATACTATTTAAGGGTGTCAAGTTTACGCTTATCCTAAGCGGTCATAAGACCCGCATGTTCAGAATTTGCACCTGCAATAATCACAGCTGTTTTTGTAGGATTCTAAGAATTACCACCATTTGATGTTCCTATTTCAACACTATTTTCTGAATAGTTTAGAATACCTTGTTCATTTGTAACAAGACCGTTCTTAATGAGTTTTAGGTAATTGAGAACTTCTCTATCTTCTGCAGAAATAGTTTCATTCTTTAAATCAATCTGTTCTTTCAAATAGTTATTTATAACATTCTAAAATGCACCAGCTCCCTAATTCCAATTATAATCCTTAACCTATTCAGCACTAGCAATTACACCAGATTTGCTACCGTTAACAAGTCTTGAAAAGAATTTTATATCGTCTTCTAAATAATTCATGATATTGTAAATTTAAAGGTTGTCTAATCTAGTTTCTAATATGACCTGTAACAATATTTATAATCAGGTCTTGAAAACTGTTTCATAGGTTGTTCCTGACCAGCTATAGTAAGACTATTTATTTCAGTATTACTAAATATCCACAAATATGCCCAATCACCAGTTGTATTTGTTATAGAATGTTCTCCAGTAAGTGTAGTTTTACTGTCAAGTAAAGATGTGCCTACATCTTGTACTTCTTCTACAGCTTGAAATCCAATACAATGGTCAGATGTATCTTGTGTTTCTCCAAGATTTATTATAATGTTACCACTATCTGAATCAGAATCTTCTGACAATTCAAATATTGTACCATAATCTATTGTGTAAGTATGTAGATTTTTCTTACACCATCCATCTTCATATGTTGTCATGACAACAATCATTTTATAAATACCACATTTCTATTGACAAGCTGGGAAATATGCAGCTATTTGATTCTGTTCTTTTTCTATTGTAAATGGAGCCATATATTCTTTACATTCATGCTCACAACAACAATGACAACAATCGTCAAACTTTTTAGGGTTTATACCAAATCCATTATAATTAGGCCAGATATGATAATCATGAAAATTACCCATACATACAGCATATTCACATTTGTTATATGACGGATTTACATTATATTCAAATTTACCACAACCATGTACTGTATATTTAGTAGGTTCATAAAACTATGGAAATGGTTCTTTTGGAAAACGTTTTACACAACAATGTGTTTCAGAAGAATTATTTACAAAATACACACGCAACTGTTTCATATTGACAGTGTCTGTAGAGGCAGGACCCTTAATTGTAAATATGACTTTAATATCGTTTCCTGTTCTTATTTTTTTCATAATAGTGTGTATTAAACATTAAAAGGGGCTCTTAAAAAGAGTCCCAAGTAATGTAAGTTAATAATTAAGCCTGCGTCTTAGCAACACTTGAAATAAAATTTTTAATACTTTCAAGTGCATAAGTTTGAGATTGTTTTGTTACTGAAGTTTCAAGAGAACCTGCGATATCATAGATCTCAACACATTCCTTTGTACGACGAATCTGATCATCAGCAGCGTGATAATGATTCTCGAACATGATCGTAATACCATCATAGTTCTTAGTGATATCAGTCATCATATCAGGCTTGATGATTGGCCAAGTACCTTCACCGCGGTTCAAAATACCCTGATAACCCATAGCCTGTGACTCACGATCACGTACAAGCTTACCGCTTGTTGTAGGCCATATACCAGGTACTTTCTTAATAACCAGACCGTTAATAGAATACTTGTTCTTAGAAGCAAATGCTGGAGCTGTAGGATCTGTATAATAAGCATTTACACTAAAACGTACCTTGTTAGCCCAGTTCAGACTATCATTTGCATCATCGTCATCATAAGGCATTGCTGTAAGGATAACTTTCTTATTATTTTCCTAATCAACCTTAGCGTAAACACGAGCTCTCTTATACTGAGTATTGATCTGTTTCACAATAGCTGCAGCAATGGTGATAGCTGTATCATTCGGTACTGTTACGTACTCATAAGACTCCGTCCACTTACGATAACGTGTAGGCATATCCTTAAATGTAAGACGAACGACAATTCTACGATCTCCTTTACCAAACTCTGTTTCGAGAGCCGAGCCAGTAAGATTAGAAAAATCAAGAGTTACCGTGTCTTCAGTCTGACCAGCTGTAGGATACTTAGTAGCAACAAAAGATGTAATATCTGCACTCTTAATGTTGTTAGACCACTTGATTATAGGTTTGTAAGCTACTGCACCGCTTTTGTGATTAACTAATGTTGTGTATTTATTTGTAATAATACCAATACGGAATTTTGTAACTTTTTCATTTTCTACTAGAGTAGCGCTATACTTATCTGCCTATGAAATCTGATCGAAATTACCTTCCATCTTCATAATTACAAATTTACCAATAGCATCATTATTCAAAACTTCTTGTTTTGTATTAAATACCTTTTCAACATCATTCTTTACAGCCAAAGCGGCACCTTTTGTACTTACAAGTACTGTATTTACATATGTAATCATAATTTATATATTTAATTTTTTCTACTCCCTCTATTTATATAATACTAGACCTAACTAGCTGAGGTTTCCACGTTAAAATTATTCTTGAGTATTCACTTCATTTGTAATGGTTTCATAACGTTTATCTTGCTGATTTTCGATATACATCTATGCAGCAATCTTAATTATTTCATACATTACATTATCATTGAAATCCGTATACTCAACAACCGGATTTTCAAGAGAAATCTTATTAGGGGTTCTTAAATAACCTATCTTATAAGATTGTATTTTATATTTCTTATCTGTTAATAACTAACAACCGTCGACAATTCTAATTCTAAGAGGTCTTGCTTTATGTCGTGTATAATGAAAATCTGTCAAAGAATTATTTATTCTATGCATATAACTATCTCTAGTACATTCAAATACATGAGTGTTCATTAAATGCTCATTTGACAAATTTGAAATAACAACATCTTCATTTAAAATGTATAAAAAATCTGAAGGATAATTCACCTAATATGAATCGTAATCCGGATTAGAATTTGAAATTAAAAAATCATCTTTTCCATATTCTCGTTCTTTATACAGATTAATAAGATCCTCTCTTCGTTTTTCAGTTTGTTCGAAAGATGTTTTATGTATTAAGTCTCCATTAAACCTAAGCTTTACAAACTTAGAAACAGCCTGGTTCAACCAATACATAGAATCGTCTGTGTTTGGCTTATTAACAGCATCGTTTATCTTATTTATCTCTGTTTCAAAAGAAACTAATATATTTAATGGTGTCATTGTTCAGTCTGTTCTTGTTGTTTTTGCTATTGTGGTTGTTTCTTATTACCACCAAGCAATAAAAATTTATATTGACTTATATACATCTAAACAGCTCCATCTACAATATCATTAAAAGCAGAAAACGGCAATGAACAAGTACTATGTATAGCACCTTCTGACATGTCTTCATCATTGTAATTCTATAGATTGAATCTATAAGGGTATGCATAATACACTAAATCTACTGATTTTATAACTGTATAATTATCGTGTATTATTTTTATACAAGAATCATTATTTATAGTACTTTCAAATACTACAAAAGGATATCTTAAAATATTACCACTATTAACATAAGAAGTCATAATACTAGCAACATCTTCCTACTTTATCAATTGATTTGGTGCAGTATTGGTAGATGGTTTTATGATACCACTTGTTCTAGGATTCTTATAATTATAAGGCATAGAACTCGTAGATCTGATATATCTGTAATAATCAGATGGTTTTTGAATTGTTGTACAAATATCCATACTATTCAAATCTGATATATTACTTGTATATATATTCTTATGTCTAACTAATGATTTTAACATTTCCACTGCTTTGATTGCAGGTCCTGTTCCGTTTTCTAATTTATCTTTTGCGAGAATCAAACCGTCGACATATTTCAACACATATTCACTTAAAAATGAATATATTGTATCTGTATCCAACTTTTCTTCATTTGCAAAAGATGGATATATTTCTATTATTCGCCTTTCGAATTCTATGGCGAGTTGTCTTGTCTATTCTCGTGTCATGATTCAAAACTGTTTAATGAAGCTTTCGTAGAAAGTCTTGGCGATTCAACTATTTCTGCAGACATTATGATTGCCATGTTTATAACTTCTTCGGCAACATGGTCTGGCAGTTCAAATAAAGTATCGTCTGTATTACCTACAAACTTCTCAGGCTTTTTAATATAAGTACATCTGAATTCTTTTAAATCATCTAAAGTATGCATATACGGATCGAATAACAAATGTATTTTCTAACCTCTTATGTATATAACTGGATTTGGGATCCAAGGTACATTTGTAGAAGTTTGTTTAAATTTACGAGCAATGTCGTTACTTACAAGTTGTACCATTTCTCTAGTATCTGGGGATACAAGTTGTTCTCCTTGAATGAAAAACAACATAGATGGTGGAATATTGTAAGTAACTTCATTAAAGTCTTTCGGACCTACTCTATTCAAAGCATCTGTCTATATCAAAGCTCTGATATCTTCAATTGCTTTATTATCGCCCTCAAAACCAACTTTTCTCGCATTATTACCAGTAAACTTATTTGAAACAACAGCTAAATACGCTTTGTCTAAAATTGTTAGTATTTCATAATCAGTAAGCGACGGATATGACGATGTAGTGGTCATCTTGTCATATTCTATCAAAAATTTAGTTTTTATATCACCATGCGTCATACGTCGGATTATTTAATTATTTACTTTCTACTTGGTTTATAATCGAAAGTTTAAGGTCTTGATTTTTCTTTGCATCAAGATAAGCAATAGCATCTTGTTTAGAATCTGCAAACAACTCACTACCATAATAATAATGAGTTTTATCTTTGCGGATAACACCTTTTGCAATAGCACTCTCAAGCAAGAATTCTGTTTCCTTTGATTTATTGTTTACCCAAACGTCAAAGAACTTCTTAGGATTCTTATCAACAAGACCAAACAACGTAGATTCAACAAGCTCATTTGATAATGTATCTGACTTGAGACCAAACAAACGCAAACATTTACGCATCTGATCCAATGACAGTTTGTCGAATTCTTTGATAGCATCTCTACGCATCTTATTAATCTTATTCTGCTCAATAGCCTCTGCCTGCTTATTGATTAAGAGATAATCCTTACTAGCTGCAAGTTTATCCAAAGATGTAGCAACACGCTTATGACCTGTCAAGAACTTAATAATCATCTCTTGTCTAGGATATGTATCATCAAGCAACAATGGTCTAGAACCAATCTTTACTACAAAGTTCTCCCAATAAGGACTACTCTTAGCAAGAGTTCCTTCTGCAAGACCTAGAACTTTCTCATAATGTTTCTCATCTTCTGGGGTGAGACCCGTATATATCGACCCGGAACGAGTAAGGTAGGGTGCAATATAGTCAAAACATGACTTATATTTAATTAAACCCGCCCAGGGATTTTTCTTCATTATTTTTAATTCAACTACCATAATTTAAAATTAGTATGTTGTAACGTCGGACATTGGGGATAAATCCCCAACTCGATCGTTAATTATTATATATTGTTATTAGGCTGCTACGTTATAAGCACCTTCATTCGTAATGTCTGTATCCTCAGCATCACAGTACAGAATACCACAAGACAGCGGGTTACGAAGCATAATACCCTCCTCACCAAGGAAGTGAACCTGGTAACCATCACGGCTATTAGAACGTACTGTATTAATACTGTTGCCATATCCAGCTGGAGTTACAGAACCTGCTGTACACCACTGTACAAACTCACGACCCTTACGACAAACCTTAACAACGTTTGCCTGACCATCACGCTGACCAAGATCAACAAACAAGAATGTATACGACATCAATGGTTTACCTGTAATTGGATGTAACTGACGGAACATTTCCATATTATCAAACAGAGCACAACGCTTAACTGTAAGCTCAATACCGTTAGTCATCTTATATGTAGTAAACTGACCACCGAGTGTCAACTCCTGACCAGAACCAGTGATAAACTTAGTATCAGTAAGCTGGAATCCAGCTGCCTTCTCACGAAGTACACGGTCGAATTCACGGATACCCATCTCTCCTGTCAAAGCGATAAACTTACGCTCCTGTGTACCAAGAATATTATAGCACAGATCGAACAGATAATCCTCAAGCAGCTCAGCTGTCAAATGTGTATAATAACGTACATTAGCTGGACTAATCTGCTCAAACAAACCTGCAGAGATTGGCACAGGACGTCCGTTTTTACCCTTAAGAGCATATGTACCATCAGCATTGCGATTAGAACGAGAGAACAGAAGGAACTTCTCCTCACGACGCTTCCACTCACGGAGAGCCAACCAATACTGATAATCAGACCACAAATAAGAAGTCTTACCTGTCTCAGGATCTTTCAATGCGATAGCGAGTACTGTAGAATAAGCATCACCTGTAATATCGTAAGAAAGACGAAGAGTTGTAAGGTTATTACGCATCTTAAATGGAGTCTGATAGCTGATGATATCTGCCTCATCACTGTACTCCTCATATGCAGAACCAATACGGCTTACCTGACGACCAGGAAGAAGGAACTCACCAGGAATATATGCTCCTGCGAAACCATCTGCTACATAGCACTCATATACCCATGTAGAACCATCCTGATAAGGTACACCATTTACACGTACCTGATAGTTTACATTATCGAAAGCAAGTACGGCACCAGGACCAAAAGCTTTTTCCTCAAGTCCAATGTAGATAGGAGCTCCATTCAAACCTGGAGTAACCTAATTATTTTCTACAGCTGTAGAAGTAATTTCTTTACCGTCAGCCTTAGCCCAACGAATATTTACAGCCTTCTCCTGGTCAACCATTACTGACCACTCATACTCACGATTCTCAATAGTCATAGTCTTACCGAGACCACCAGTAATCATGTCGATAGCAGTAGATACACCATCATCCTTAGTACCAAATACCAAAGAAAGAAGACCACTGATCTCATGAGGTCTTGTAAGAAGTGCGTTTGAAATCATGTTCTCATCAACCAAATCAGAGAATTTACGACCCCTGTAAAGCTGAAGATTATTTAAAAGTGTATTCATAAATTATTTATTATTTGATTAATTGTTATTATAGCCACCTTGACGCAATATCGGCTACTGAACGTTTCTTGTCATCTATATTAAAACTACTATGATTCTTAGTCTAATATCTTAACATTTTTCTAAGTTTTTCTGCAGCAGTCGTTTGACCAGTGCGCTTGGCTTCTCCAATGAGGGCGTCGCCTTTCATAGTGAAGTACGCAGACTCTATGAGATTTTCTATTAAGTTTTTCTGGAAATCTCTTTGATACTGAGTGATTCCTTCTGAATCAACTTTTGTAATGTAATCAAACAATGCTTTTCTATCTTGTTTTGGAATAGCGACACCTCTGATATCGTCTAGAGATGAAATAGTATTGTTCAAATCTGTTACAAATTGTCTAGCTTGCTCTTGTTGTGCCATTTGCTGCTGTTGCTGAAACTGTTGCTATTGTTGCAACTATTCTTCTTGATATATTTTCAATCTTTCAACAGCATCGTTAGCCTCATCTTCAAGCATATCAGCATCTTCATATCTTTCTATCTTCTTATTAATCTACTCATCGGAGTAACCAGATAGTTTTAAATAATCACGAACTGCCATCTTTTGATTAGATTCATCCTCCATATCCATATTATCATATTCAATAGTTTGAGACATTCCATTATAGAAATCTTCAAACTTTCCACCATTCTTAACATATGCATCAAGTTGTGCTATACGATCGTCTGCATATTGAGGTTTGGAATTCTCAGCAACCGTATCTTCGATATAGTTGATAAGACCTTCCATTGAATCTGGTTTTTCATCATCTGCCACATCCCATCCTAACTCTTCAGCGAACGCGTCAAAGAATAATCTAACATTCTGTGTTTCAAGCTAATCTGCTTCACTACCTGTTTGATCATTCTGTTCATCTGAAATACCATCAGGATTATTATTCAAATCATCCTGATTCGGAATAGGAGTAGTGTCATTATTGTCTGGATCAATTACTTGATCATCGTCTGATCCACCAACGTCGTTGGGATCATAATCGTTGTCTAAGTCGTCAATATCATCATCGATTGGTTCGTCTTGTATAGTTTGGTCATCATCCATGTTAGATACAGGATCTGTCACATCGTTATCATAACCAAGTTTACTTAAAGCGTTATCAAATGTTGATAGACTGTTTTTCTTTCTTGCCATAATTATATATAATAATTAGTTAAATTAAATTAAAATTTAAATTGCTGCTCAATGTGCGAAATTTCTCGCAAAATTGGCACGTTTGCGTAATGTTGAGCTATATTTTCCTTTGGGTGCACTCAACACATGTCTAGCAAACTCCTAGACACCCATGTTATGCTCATTAGCGGCTTCGGTAAATTTACCTCTATTCGCCTTCTTTATATGTATATCCTTACCAGAATTGTGATTCTATTGCTAGGTAGTATGTCTTATAAATGGTAATACAGGTAATAACCCAGGGGCATATTTTAACATATACCTTATTTTATCGACCATTTCTTTCTATATTTCCGGTGTATGTTGAAAATACTCATAAAAAATGTCATCGCCGTAACTATTTATCCTTGAAAATTTTCGAATCACATCTTTGTCACTCATATTATCAATAGCCAAATCGAAAGCTTTTTTTTGATTTATTATCCAAAGCTTGGATATCGTCCCAAACTGCGAAGTTTATCAGATGCCATCAAACCTCTTAAAGACCTATCTATACCTTGAATCATATATTGACTATTTAAATTTTCTTTTACAAGTTTGTTCCAATTCTTATCAGTTTGTTGTTCTTTTGGAAGATTTCTAAAATACTCTCCAAGTTCAGAATTATATAAAATCTAACCAGGATCCTACGTATCTGTATAATCTTTTAATAAATCTTGATATACAGGATCGTATTCCCTATAATGGTGTAACAAATCTAATTTTATATCCTCTTCTGTTTGACTATTCGGATTGTATACTAATGACGGACCTTTTGCAGGATTTGTTTTCCTATAACCGTTTGTATATGTTATTTCTGGTTCGTTAAAATATTCAATTTCCCCAGCTCCAGTTTTATCTTTTGTAAATGTTGGATCAGCAACAATAGTGTAATCTGGAAGAATTGTTCCGAATGCTTTACTAGATGGAAACTATGTCTCTATTTGTTTACGAATGTCATCTGTACCGTCATCAAAAGACTATAATATTCGTTTACCTTTCCTGCGTAAACCTCTTATTGTTTTCTTGCGCATATAGTCTTTCTTTTTCTACCACATTCTCTTAGGCTTCTGTATAGTCATCATATCCATAATCTTTTAAACTTATTATCTATAAAGGCATCTGTCCATTAACCGTAGCGTTATATGCCGTCATAATATCTGGCAAATTAGATTTATACTGTGTAACTTCACTCTCTTCTGGTTGTGGTGTTACGTATGCATGAGGTATTTTATCCGGGACAATTTGAGGTTTTTGAACATTTGTATTGTCTGTAGGTATAATTTGCTTCTAACTCTATTCTACTTGTGGACCAAAATCAGATAATTTCATAAGAGGATCTTTATAGAACATCTATTGATTCTTTATCTCATCATTGATCCACTTATCAGCCTGTTTCATCTAACCTAACATACTTATATAATGCTCTGGAGAATCACTATAATATCCATGTTTACCTAATGTACGAGCGTAGTTTGAAGTATCAGCTATACCTAACGCACCCATCTTATTTATAAGATTTACATATGCTTTATAGAAAGCCTCATCGTCTGCAAATGTAGTATATGTTTTACCATTATAACCATAACCACCATAATTATGTTGTTTTAAAGCTATATTAGATCTTCCATAGTTAGACTCGTATGCTAACTAACGAACCATATTATCCAATGCAGCTAATGGTAAATCATGTGCTTTCAAATACCTATATAAACCTCTACGATGTGTTTTTACAAACTCTTGATATAGATTCTTACCTCTTTTAAAATCTGGAAGTGGATTTCCAATCATATCCCAATAAGACTCGCCAGTTTGTTTTTGTCTGGTGAGTAATTCTGAAGGTTTATTATAATTATGTATCATATTATTTCTCACCTGTTACTTTATTCTTTAATGCTGTTCTTGCTTTCAATTGTTCACGCTCCATTGCAGCATCATCTTTTTGTTTTTGTAATTTTGATTCGTGCTACATTTGCTCTTTAGCAAGTTTTATCTTCTGATCCTCTATCTCACGTTTCTGTTTAATCTCGTAATCTTTTGTATATTGATCAGCACGAATCTTCATCTCGGCTGTCGCATTTTTTGCGATTTCCATAGGATCTGGAATACCATTCATATTAGCATCCTTATCTTCTGTACCACGATATGCACTAATTTCAGCTACTGCAATTTTAGTAGCGTTATCTTGATCAATCTGATAACGTGTAAGATCCATCTGAGCTTCTTGAAGCATGAGTTCTTGCTCTTTAGCTTGATTCTGCATTTCTTGAATCTTCTGTTCTTGTTCTGCTTGAGCTTGTTGCTGTTGCTGTGCTTGTTGTTCTTGACGAGTCTGCATATCTTTGAGCTTCTATTTAATGATGTTAAAGTTATCATTTGTAAGAATCTCTGCTGCTTCTAACAACGATGCACCATTTTGCATAGCTGGTTGTATAAGTTGTTGTAACTTCTATATGTTTTCAAGATCTTTAGATGTATCTGATACAAATACATCCATATCTTCATAATAGAATTTCTGTGTCACATTCAAAAATGCACGTTCTCCATTATCAAATATATATTGTAACTTATCTTTACCTGTAGCTTGCCATGCACCTTTTGCTGTATTTAACAACATGTTCAATACATGCCTTTTAACCTAAGCATGTACCCAGAATAAAGGTTCTGTAATATGTGAAGATTGTGTAACACTTCGTTCTACATTACCTACAAGTTCAGATGTACTTATAGCACCCTAACGCTGTTCTGTAATACCTGATATAGTTCCAGCAAGTTGTTCTATCTTATCCATAAGCTGTATATATTCAGCTATTACATTTGACATTGTAAGATCAAGAGCTGTTATCTGATTAAACTGCGCAGGTTTACCACCTTCACGACCTGGGACATTCCATTGTGTATCATATGGGTTTATAAAATTAACACCAACACTTGACAAATAATGCATCCACTTATCAACTGTAATACCCATAGATTTAGGTATCTATGTAACATCCATATTTACAACTTTACCTTTATCTCTAGCTATTGCAAGTTCTAGTCTATACCATAATACAATATACATATATTGCAAAGGTTTAAGAATACTTACAAGAGATCTTGGTCTACTATTTGTATTACTATATATAGCACCACAATAAGGTAGTTTCTAACTATTAGGATTATCAATACTTACATGTTGGTACTCAATAGGTTGTATACCAAAATATAAATCATTACTACATCTATAACCTTCCCAAACTTCGATAACCCAGTCTGGTTCTATAGATATTTCATTTCCTGTAGGTTGATATGTTTCATCAACAATATCTACTTGCATCTAACCTTGTTCATCCTATGTTGTCACGTAATTAATCTTTTTAAAAGATTTCCAACAACAGTGCCATACGTTTACATTATGATTACCTTTTTCATCATATATAGGATTGTCATAAAAATGTAACTAAATACCTCTGAAATCATCACGAATACCGTGTTCTCCTAGATTATTTGCAGGCACAGCGTTTATTAACTCTTCAAGCTTAATAAGATCTTTTTCTGTAAACTTATCATAATATCTATCATAAACCTCTGTAATAGGTAAACGCATTCTTCTACAACACCATGCTCCATCTTCTATAAATTCCAAATCAGGACTTTTATCATAAGAAAAATACATAGGATTCACTCTTTCCACATAAGGCTCTGCATTTAAAACGCCGACATAATATACTTCCTAGCCGCTAATGAGTGCATCTTTCCAGCCTTTGATAAACTCGTTATCGATGCCTAATTTTTCACGCAAATATGTAAGTGTATGATATGCAGTGTTTTCTATAACATCCTTATAATCTTTGTCCATGTATTTAGCAATCTATTCAGGAGGCATTATCTCTCCATTTTGAAGCTGCTCCTAAAACTATTGCTATTCTTCAGGACCCATTTGTGCCATTACTGCAGCTTGCATGTATTGCATTAATAGCTATTTCTAAGTTTCCATTAATTCGGAAGTAGCTTCTTGTGATGTACGAACTACTCTAAAATTCAATGGTCTCTTAGTTTCCTCTCCGATGAGAAGATCTATTTTTGGTCTAATAATATTAAAATCCTAAGGTGTTGCAGGAAAACCTTCTTCAACCTTAAATGGATTAGTTATTTTCTTAAAATCTTTCTCATCGAAGATACTGTTATACAGATTATAATAAGTCTGCATCTCTCCATGTGCAGTATGCGTCTATCCCCCTGAAACGATATTGCCTTCGCCAATAATATAATTTACGCAATCATGCTGCCATTTCTCATTTTTCTTCGATAGCGGTAATTTCTGCTAAGGGAATCTCGAATTATATAAATTATCTTCTACCATTTGTTAAAAATTAAATATTGACGAATCTTCTTCCTAAGGACCGTCGTCCCACCACTGACTACTAAACAATGGTTTTTCAAAGAGTTCGACTTGTTTATTCTGTTCTTTAGCACTAGATACTTTTACTTGATATAATTCTTCTCTATAAATCATAACCATGCATAGTGCTATAACACGGTCTACATTACGAACCTAATCATCCATTATTAATTCTTCTATTAAAGGTTCGCTAAATATTCTTTCTATATTTGGATGTCCTGGTTCATATTCTTCCATCATCCATTCTAGTATTAAACCTTCGCCATATGCTCGTATTTGTTTCGTCATATGACAACCTTTTCTACGTTGTACTGTAGAATTTTTAAACAATTCACTAATTACTTTATCCGGCTAATCGGCTAATAAGTAATCGCAATGTTTATTTGTAAAATATGGGTATATACCTTTACGTTCGTTCTCGAATAATAATCTAGCATTATAAAATAATAACAACTTACGAACGTTTTCATAATACTCTTCTGCTGTATCTGGTCTACCAGAATATTCGGCTACTATTACATCTGTCCAAGCTTCTCCTGCTTGTACGCGTTTAAATATAAATGTAGACCCTAATGAATTTGTAAAAGATTCATCGTGGTCATAAGGGTCACATCCTCCTATATATAATCCAAACGGAGGATCCTTTACTGGGTACTCCCATATAACAACTGATCCTGCAGGTTTCTAATCTTTCTTTAGTGGATAATTAGTAATATCTCCAGTTTTCTTTTCTATTGCTATAACTCCACCATCACCATCCCATTGCAAATCAACTATATGTTTCATGCTCTATAATTTCTTATTAGTACGAATTCTTGTAAGTTGATCCATTAATAGTTTGCGCGGAAATATGTTTTTACCAAGCTCTAATATAGCTTCTTGTGGTTTTATTGGACGTTCTGATATAAATCTATCTATGGATTGCTAACTAGCACCACCATCTTTAATAATGTTACGTTGTTTTATAAGTTCCTCGATTGTTTTTTCACGAAGACTGTTTCCATCTTCATCCATATAGATATATTTACCATCATCGTCAAACGATTCAAGATTACTCCATGCTGGTACGAAAAAACCACATTCTGTTTGTTCTGCGTTATCATCCCATATATTCGGAAATGATAGGACATTATAAGCTTTCGGTTTATAAAATAACGCTTTCAAACCATCGAACGACGCACCTTCTGTTCCGCCTGTTCCAAAGGATATCATCAATCCGAATGCAACACCGTCATCCGTTTCTACAGCAGGTTGTTCAACACGCCAAGCATCTAATAAACTTGGGAATTTACCACTTTCTTCCCATAATACTAATCTACCACGAGTACCACGAATACGTTCAGGATCGTTTTTCAATGTAATACCTGTAATACTTGATAGATAACCCTATTCTGTCTATTTACCAAATTCGTCAGTAACTTTGTAACCAGATACTCGTTCCATTCTTGTAGATGTCAAACGTTGTTTTGCCCATGCTGTATTCTTATCTATAAAATCCATAATCTGCCATGCTTTTGTAAGCAATCCGTCTCCAATTAAGAATTTCTGTTCTGATGCAACTGCAAAATTTTTAGAACCAGGTATGAGTTCGTAATTACGAACTAACATTGCAGCACCTTTAAAGCTATATCCACGTTGTCTACATTTTAACACTGCCATGTGTTTACCGACTGTTTCTGCTTCTTCTACAGCGTTAAAGTAATAATAATCATAATCCCAAAATTTAGGGAAGTCAAATATACGTTCTCTTCTTTTTCTTGTATCACCATTTCTATCAACATATTCTGTTTCTATTAATCGCATAATTGGACAATAGTTTAAATAAAAATAATGATAACCTGTAATCTAATCTCCATCTGGAGCAGTATACCCATTTAAACATCTATCTGTTTCTCGCTCCCAATATTTAACATAATCTGTAGTACCTCTGGGAGATAAGGTATAACATTTATGCACTTTAAAGAATTCTGCAGCTTCACAGAATTTTTTTGTGTTCTTAATATGCTAATTAAAATCTACCATGTTTATCTAGGACTTTCATAAAGACCTATAATACCACCACCTTTTACACGACCAGTTTCAGCTTGTTCAGCCTTCGCTTGTTTCATAGCTAGATCTAAGGATTTAATAATACCGCTTATGTCTTTCAACAGTTTTGATACTTTAGTAGCAGTGTCTATATCAAGGTCTTCTTGTGAATAATCGTTCATTACATTCATTATCGCCTCAGCAGCATGTTTTGAAGACGTTAACAATCGTGTCATAGGTGTTTCTTGAAATTCGTTAAAACGTTTAGCTAATTCTTCAATCTCAGCTGTTGGTTCATAATGTTCATCTTTAAAAACATCTTTTGCAACTCTCCAAGTTCTTTCTTTTTCTGGATAAGCCTCATAAGGCGTATTCCATTTATAACGCCATATTATAAATTCTATTTCTTTTAAAGCCTATGCTTTATCTTTAGCATTATTATAATAATCTTTAAACGGAGGTATTGCAAGTTCGTCTGTTTTTAATATAATTTTATTTCCTTGTATATCAAACATATTTGTATATATGTATAAACACGATAAGGGGGTACCCAAGTGGATACTCCCTTATCAATGCAGTTGTATAATTAATTACGCATCCGCCTCAGCTACAGACGACTCTGTAACCGCCGCTTGAGTCTTTACTTCGTCGTCACGAGTAGGTTGCTCTGCGCTAATATTGTCATTTGTTGTACCTGTGGAACCATAGCCATTATCACCACGTTCTGTCTCACTCAATTCAGATGCTTCTGTTATTGTAATCTCTGGAATTGGGACAATTACCAATTGGCAAAATCTCTCACCTTCCTGATATACTGCAGGAATAACATCTGTAGTATTTCTAAACACTGCTTTAATTTCACCACGGTAACTACTGTCAATAACACCTACACAGTTAGATTGTATCAGAGATGTTTTAAACACACTACTACGTGGGAACAAAAGACCTACATTACCTTCTGGAATCTCTACAGCAAGTCCTGTACGATACTCCAAAAGAAGTTGATTACAACCATTACGTACAGGTACGATTTCTGTGCATGTTAAATCTAAACCAGCATCACCTTTGTGAGCTCTGATTGGCATAATAGCCTTATCGTTCAATCTTTTAAATTTCAGTTCCATATATGCTTTTTTATTATTTTTAATTAGTAGCCCCACTAGGATTCGAACCCAGACTAAAAGGGTTAGAGCCTTCTGTGCTAACCGTTACACCATAGGGCAATGTGAGGCATTTTAACGTCGGAGCCTCTCGACGGTTTATACAATGAAAGTTTTCAATAGCTTATTGTAGTAATTCGGGAATCGAACCCGAGATTTGATATCCTCCAAGATTACTTGTTGTTACTTCTTACGAGTAACCCAATTCCAAAATCTCTTAAAGATATTTGGTTTCTTTTTACAAATGCATTTTTCACAAGAATCCTCAAGTTGTATTTTATTATTCTCAAGGTCTGCCATGTAATCCGCCATAGCGCTATTGATTTCATCTGCAACTTGTGCAAAATATGCATTTACTGCATAATCACGTATAATATTCATTTCAACATCTCGCATCGCATTAAACTTAGCGAGAACTACACACTTATACGGATCTGTAACTTGTGTAATTTTTGTAAGATCTATAACAATCTTCTTACTTTTATCGTTTTTCTTCATCTTATTCGTACTCATAATTCAATTCTTACTAGAAATTTAACAAATACATGGTTTGCAATTATCACAACTATCGCAGCTATCTTTACATAGAGATGTTTTCTTCTCTTCCTCTTGTTTGCTACGTAATTCTCTAACAGTATTTATGAATTTTTCAAACTTTTCATCCTTAATAAGGATTATATGTGATTTTCCTTTCATTGGGTGAGATATAAATAGAACATCTCCCTTTTTTACCTCATTTGGATCAAAATCGATCACATAATCACCGTCTTCTAGCAACTTTAATGTACCATCTTGCTCAATATAAAAAATACGATATGCCAAATCCCATTTTATGTCTTCATTGCGAACAACATTTCCAGTATCACTGTCCATGTTAAAGCATTCACCTCTTGTTATAATATTAACTTTCATGCGAACAATATTTTAAAGTTTTATTGTTTTTATATCGGCGTTTTAGTTTAAATTTAAATAATTCGTTTAGTAGAATATCATAATTGAAATCTAAATCTTTCATTTTATCAACTATGTCCTTAAATTGAAACATTATTATTTGATGTACAATCTATTCGTCTTCATTTAAATTTAAACTTACTTGTTTGCATACATTATCAATTGTTGACTACGGCTACAACATCATAAATGCATACGATTTGTGTATCTTTTACCAAATCGAAATACTGTGCAGCTCTATTTGGGTAAGCTATCGTGTCTCCGACTTTGATATCAGTATCTTTGTACTGATGTGGTACTTTTAATACTATTCCTTCTCTATAATCACAATCAACTTCTCTAGTCTCAGTTTTTGTACCTTCGAAATCAATTGCCTCAACACCGTCTTTATCTTTCTTCGGTTTCTTATCAACCGGAATCGGAACGACGAACTCTTTCTTTACTTTCTTGAGAGGTAGAGGTTTTACGAGAAATTTAGTAAGTGTTTCATATTTAATGTGATCACTCACACTTTCAGCAACTTTTGTCTGATCTGTAACTTTAACTGTATTCATCACTTCTTAAGAGATCTAAGGTAAGAAACTGTTTTAATAAGATTTCGAAGAACTGTTTCTTTTTCAATCTTTACACAAGCTGGAAGATTTTTCATATCCTCATCAAGATTATCAAGATCGGCATGATACGTCTCCAACATTGAATCCATTGTATCAAATACATTACAGAACTTATCAACTGGCTCAGAAAGATAACCATCTTCAATCAAAGCTTTTGCAAAATCTGGTGATATTGAATACACTGTTGTAGCTTTACTTGTAATGTCATTATTCTTACATACTGAGTTATATTCAGTTGTGTGTGTATTTGTATACATCTTTCCGTCTTCGGAGAGCTCAAACGTTTCGCCGGGCTCCATCCAACCATACGGCTTAATAACTGTTAATGTTTTATTCATATTTTTTTAATTTTATATTTTAACAAATTCCTCACTACTCACATATCGTTTTCGTGGTATCTGCATCTGTAACGGAATTTTTTATGCAAAAGGTTGCAACAACATAAAATTTTTTATAAAAATGCAACTTTTTTATGTTTTTTACGTTATATGTATGTAAAAAGAAGGAGAAGAAGGGGGACTATAGGGGGTTATTAAGGTAGTTTAAGCTGAGCTATATAAGTAATCTAGTAATATTGTAGTCTATATAACCTTTTATTATGTAGAGTAATATATAAATATATACAACATATGGATAGAATAAACCCTAAGTATTATAAAGAACATCCTAGTGGTGTAGAATGTATAGATATAGCTAGACATTATTGTTTCAGTATAGGTAATGCTATAAAATATCTATGGAGAGCTGGTCTAAAACAAGAAAATGGTATTGACGATCTTACAAAAGAAATAGAAGATCTTAATAAAGCTATTTGGTACATACAAGATAGAATAAAACAACTTAAAGAGATACAAAAACAATCTGTCGATGAAAAAGAAACAAAAGAAGATAATAGATAAATACGATCCTGTGATATATCCAAGATTATTATATGTTTGTAAGAACTGTACACTAAAGGATTTACGAGATCGTTTTACTACAAGAAGAGATACAGAAATATCTGATGAATGGGATCCATCAAGTGGAACATTTACATTATATGCTATTGATAAGAAAACTAAAGATCGGGTAATTCTAGTTTGTATAGGTTATGAAAATGATAGCATGGAAAATTATGTATCTGATATCTGTCATGAAGCAGAACATGTAAAACAATCAATCTTTGAGGATATAGGATTACCTACAACAGTAGATTCACAAGAAGCAGATGCCTACTTAGTAGGATGGGCTGCAAAATGTATATACACAACTTTTATAAAGAAATAATATGAAATTAGCATCACATAACAGTTTAAGTTTTGTAAAACCAAAGAAATGGTGGGAGAAACTTATAAATTTTACAGCAAAATGTCAATCACATGATATACAGACACAATACACAAATGGTGTACGTTTATTCGATATAAGATTACGTAGAGATTGGATTTCTTGTTATTCGCGTGAATATGATGCAATAGCTGCTCATGGATTGATAGAATATAGAGATATTATTATTCCAGATGTGTTGGATTATCTCAATGAAAAATCAACAAAAGATGATCCTATATATGTACAACTAAATCTTGAAAATCTCAAATATGACGGGGATAAAGATTATGTATGGTTTAAAGAATTATTTAAAAAATGTACAGAACTTTACCAAAATTTAATATTCTGTGGTGGTTATGTAAAACACCCTTGGCATAAAATTATAGATTGTGAAGATCCTTCTATATGTCAAAAGAATTGGGAATTTTTTAATTATAAAGATCAACCTACTACACGAAAAAAGATAAAGTGTTTCTTTTCAAATTTATTGCACTTTTCCCCAGAATATTGGGCTAAAAAGAATAACCAAAAATATAAATCTGATGGTACGTCTGCTGATTTCTTAATGTTAGATTTTGTACAATATGGGGACATTTGATTTCTTAAAAGCTGTAAGTTTGAATGCTGTGTTATATTACGCAGATTACTTAAGTTTGTATTATACTTCAATACCTGTAACAGATACATGTAAATATTTTATAATTTATGGGACACCAGTAAATGCTGCATATATGGATGGGCACTCTCCAATATATGATGAAAATAATCAATATTATAAACAAGCATTAGATGAATTATACAAAATTCAAAATAAAACAGGTAGATCTGGTATGATTTCATTCTTACAGAATTTATGCAATGTATTTGCTAGAGGATGTGTGAATGGAGAACAAATGTTAGACTGTATATTGTATTATAAATCAAAGCGTGAAAAGAAAGATGCTAGGGCTAAATATAAAAACTATATATCTAATATACGATATGAGCTACAACGAGAAGAAGACGGAGAATTGTACACCGTAGAATGTACAAAATATGTAAAACATAACGGTATCAAACCTAATTACGATGACTGCGAAAAAATTAATAGACTATTTAAAGGATCCTTAGATGATTAAAGCAATAAAAGATGCAACCGAAAGAGAAAATAAACGTTATAGATCAGGAGACTACAACATCTCTGATTACACGGGACAAAGTGGTGAGATATGATTTCCAAGGTTGGCCAGAATACCAAATAAGAGTTGTAGATCTCTTAAAAGTATTAAACATCCCAATAGATAATATATCTAAAGATATATTAGAAAAACACATAGAAATACTCGAAGATGATGGGATGGGCTATGCGTAGAAGACGTATAAAGCTGTAGATTGCGGAGTAGATAATGATAAAATAAATATTTGGATATGAGACTTATAAAATATAATGTAGAACAAATAAAACAGAAAAAAGGTTTGTCCGGTATTAAAAAACAGATAGAAATAGCTGGTAGAACATGTTATAAATCTGAAGATAAAATAACAAATAAAAGTTGTGAAGAATTTGTACAACGTATGATAAATTCTGGTCATACTGCAATGTTAGAGCATGGAACAGTATATTTAACAGTACCTGCAGAAGATGCAAATAATGGTTATAAATATTCATTTAATAAGTATTCTAAAATTAATTTCGATCCTACAGGTAAAGATACTAATATATACGTAACTACAAACTATAGAGTTATAACTGAAAATAAGTGGGAAGATGACCTTAAATACCTTACAGAACCTACAAAAAACCACGAAAAACGTCTAACTTTTAGGTTTATATGTGATCGTGGTGTTTCGCATGAATTAGTAAGACATAGAGTATTATCATTCGCACAAGAATCTACAAGATATTGTAATTATGTCAAAGATAAATTCAATGGTGAGATAACTTATGTAATCCCAACATGGTTAGAAGATAAATTACCAGAAGGTCAATATGTAGAATGGGATGGTGATTGGTGTGATATTGAAAAATTCACAATACAACATCATATTGATAACAGTATTGAAAACGAATTTTTACAAACATTACAAAATTTAGAGTATTCATACATGTATTTCATAGAAAGCGGATGGAAACCACAGCAAGCACGTAGTGTTCTCCCAAATGCTTTAAAAACAGAGATAATTGTAACAGGATTTGTATCAGATTGGCTTAGATTTATAGCTATGAGAACAGCTCCAAATGCTCACCCAGACATACAAAAATTAGCAAATATACTATTGACAGATAAAGAGATTAAAAAGTATATAATAACAGACAAAAAGAAGTAATATGGGAGCAATAATTATAACAATAGTAAGTTGTGTAGTAGCATTTACAGTAGGTTATTTTATAGGCTATTGTGATGGTGTAAGATATTGAATTATGATAGAGAGTACATTTCTCCTAGTAGGAGTTTTTATAGGGTATTATGTATGTTTAGTGTTACATAAAGATAAATAATATATGATCATCGGGGTTGACTTTGTCGATCTCGATTTTTTTTTATGTCACTACGTTTGCACAATATAATTGAGAATAAAAAATTAAAAATTTTATTTTTTTTATTATGTTTGTAAAAATGCGAAACTGGGATTTTATATTATGAGTGTAAAAATGAGAAACAGCTAAATTCGACTCCCCAGGTGGCTAAGCTAGGAAAGACTACCCCCGGCATTCGAATTGACAGTTGGCTAAATTGAAATCTTCAAGATGTTTGCAATAAAACAGATTTTAATATGATTAAATATCAATTACGTCTGTCTACGCGAAATCGTAACGGTTCGTGGGCGCATCAGTACAGCAAGCTATATGATAGCGTTGCTGCGGCGTTCTCTAACCCTGCATTCGCAGATTACGTGCAAAAGAATCACGTTGGCGAATACCATACTATCAAAGTATTGGCTGTCAACGTAGCGAATGCAAACGTGTAGATAGTTGTTGGGTTATGCCTCCCAACGTGTAGACAAAAGGCAACCCTTTTTTCTAATAATCCTTAACAAAATACGCACATGTACAATTTCATTCAAGGCCTGTTGCTGATGACAGCAGGTGCCTGCAGCATAGCTGTAGGTATTATGTTATTAGTGTTTATGAACAGTCTATCAACCAATCTTAGTGGTCTGGAGCTATTCATAATGGCAATACTGTTCATCATTGCCGGTATTGCTGCGTTCTTATCATTCTGTAAAGAATGGTATAAACTATTTCATTAACCCTATTGCCCTTCGGGGCATAAGGGTTTCTTGGGGATTCTAATGATACTAACTAATATCCTCTATCGCTCGCTTCGCTCGCTCTGCTGCGCTGTCAGGCGGCTAATTTAGAATCTACGATATGTTTGCCATGCTTATATAAAGGCATGATTGGCGGCTCGGAATAGACGAGCGATATCCGAGGCACGATATAAAACTACTTCGATTCTTTATGCATTCTTTGTGAAGGAGTTCTTCGGTTTTCTTTGAGTAAAAGAAAATGGAAGTAACTCTGACTGAAGTTGGTTAGTCACTTAAGTCTAATAAACTTTTGTGCTGTCCCAGTGTCTTTAAGATGCTGGGACAATTTTTAAAGTCCTCTTTGCTCAAAAGCCAGAGCCTCACAGATGTAATATCATGCGAGAGATGATGGTTCGAATCCATCAGAGGCAACTTCATTTATAATTTTGTGTGAGGGTGGACTGTTCGTGAAAATCGTTCACCCTTATTTATTACCTTTGCTGTGTCAGGCGCTAATTTATATTCTGCGAAAAGGTTGCCTTCGGCAACGTTGTTTAATGATGATTTCAGATATGGTCAGTTGTGAGAGACTATTCTCAAATCCCATAATAATGACATTACGAAGACCGCATGAGAGGCGTAACCTCTTAATATATAGCCTTTGGCTTATAAAAAACATGTTCAACTTAAAAAAATACAACTATGATTTTCGATTACAGAATTAAAAGTATCACGGTATTTCATCCTTCAAAACCAAACAGTACAGAGAAGGATACGGAAAAGTATACTATGCGGTGTTTAGTCGCATGTATTAAGTTCCGCAGACAGACGGCTGTAAAAGTATATCAGAACGACGGTAAAAACAGCGATGAGTATCTTCTCCAAGCTGTTAAGAAAACTGTAGAGAATATTGACCAAAAAATAACTAACGCAAAAGACGGTCGATACGAACTCAGTGAAGAGGAGTTGGCGAAGCTGAAAGAGTACGGCCCTGACAAGGAAGACTTGCTCTTCTTGCCTTGTTGCGAGTTAGTCAACTACAAACTACCTGTTCCGATGCTGATGAAATATTCAAGAGAGCTTAACGGTCATAAGGAAGGCGAGTATGTATTAAAGCCTAATACGGAATACGCGAAGATTTGGACATCTATCCAAGTTTTATGCGAAACGTTGGGTGCAGACGGCGAGTATCGCTCTGGTTGTAGGCCAGAAGATGTTGCGGAAACTATAACACGCAACATGATTCCCATAACAGTTGCAATGGATAAAAAAGACGTGAAACTGGACTACAACGAACTCAAATTCTTAGGCCTAACTGAGGAAGTTGGAGGTAATATCCCAACACAAGATGCAGTGGCCGAAGAAATCCTTGACGCAAACCAAGCGTATTAAAATTGGTACACCTGGACAAGTGTATAAACTGTCCTTCTTCAAAAAGAAAACTGACAGATTCATAATAATGTCCTCAATTGCCAAAAATGGCAGAGCATTGGGCATTAAACTCTAACACCTATAATGCGTAGCACATGCTGCGCGTTACGGGTCGGAACTTTGGTAACACCATCAAAAATCCGCTCAAAATTTTTAAATCAAAAACATTATCAAAATGAATGTATTATTAATTGAAGACCCTTACGTAGCTATAGACGTTAATCAGTTGGATGATGAGTTAGATTATATTCTAGAAGAAATTCTAGAAAAAGAAGCTTGGTCCATATTTAACGATGAAGACTACGACCCTGAATTCGAAGAAGAATGGGAAAACAGATCTAATGTGGAAAACGTTGTTATAAGTATGACAACTATTCCAATAGATAAAGTCAGAGCAATGTCTGACGAAAAGTTACAAAAAATAATTGATAATTTATAACATTAATTCTATGAACAAATACAATCCTGAAGAACTAAGTGTTGCTATCAAAGAAGCACTTAGTAAAGGTATTAAAAGAGAAGGTATGTATACCTGCCTCATGTTTATACCAGAAAGTGATACCATCATAGAATAAAACACCAAAGCAATGAGTAAATTAATACTATCTTTCACAGCCACATTTTGTGCTACAATGTGTGCTATTCTACTATATGTAGAACGTGAAAACTTAAGTACTAGCACAGAAGAAAATGTAATCTTAAGTGTAATTTTTGCGATAATCGCCATATTGTCATTTCTTGTATTTTACAAAGAAACTGATGATTGGTTTCATTTAAATGAAGAATAAGATTATGAAAAATAAAACAAAATTACTTGTAGTAAACTTGATAGGACTTGTTCTTATCATCTCACTTTCAATAAATTCGGCAATTGCACAATGCTCAACTGAACATGATAACAAGCAATTAACTAAAATAATTGAAAAACAGAAAAAGCTTATTGAAAAATATAAGCAATTCGAAGACATATCTGTAAAAATTTACATTAACCAAGTAGATAGTACAGGCGATACATTCGACAGTTCAGACGATGGAGTGTTATTCTGGAACACTCTATCGGAAATCGATAGTTTAAAAAACTTAAAATAGTCCCATGATTTACATTTTAGGTTAGACAAGGACTCTACGGTTCGTGAGAATAGTAGAGTTTTAACCATTACTGATGAGTCTTTGAAAATTAAGACGAAACACGAAAGTGTCTAATGGAGCCATGTTTAGAATTTTGACTGTGATCCTTTGTGAATTATCAAAGAGAACAATACTGGTCTGTGAAGATAGGTATTGTTTTTATTGGACTATAGTGTAACGGTAACACAACAGTTTTTGGAGCTGTTGTTCCAGGTTCGAATCCTGGTAGTCCAACTATTATTCCATTCAGGTATATTCAAACCACATGGTCTGTGAAGATAGTGTGGTATTATAGATAAGTCTAATAATTCTATAAACTTTCATTCTTAGTTTAGGCAAATTGTTTTTAATTGTTTATATTTGTTTAATTTCCTACACGGTTCGTGAGAATAGTGTAGTTTTCCTTAGGTCTCTATTGAATATTGTGAATAATAGTAGCAATTGGTTAAAATGAGAATATTGCCTGTAGAAACAGGAATTCGGGCATTAAATTAAATCCTAGCCCAGGGTAAATAAAATGAAAACAGAGCACAAATCAATTGTAGCAGTTTCAAAAGATGGTGATTACGCTGTAAGAGCATTGTTTGACAAGAACTATCAACTATGTGATATACAGCCGAGAGTACAAGGTAAATTTGTAGATGGTCGTTTTCGTAGTGTAACACAAGAGACGCTGAACATGTATCACGGTCAACCTTATGACGTGTGTCATGACGAGGTACTAATTAATCTTAAATGGATAGCTGATAATGAAAGAGAAGATTTTGCAGAACCAGGTGAATCCGCCGAAGAAGAGTAAGTGGAACGAAAAGTGCTGGAAAGTATATTTCAAGCACGATGGATGTTCAATGCTATTGTTTGATAACTTGACAGGTGTTAATGCCATGATACGTGTAAAAACGTTATCAAGGTTATATAATAGCTGGAAAGGTAAGTTTATTGTAACTAAATAATTAATTATGATAAATAAACAATTGAAAGCGGGACAGATATTCACTATGTACGGTATCGTATGGAGAGTAAACAGATGTCCAGTTCTTCCGTGTTCATTTTGTATGATTAACAGTTTTTGGTGGAATAGTGGTGCTAGTCCACTAGAAGAACCATGTAAAATATTATGTGGAGGTAAAGAAAAAATTCCATCAGATTGTAATGTTACATTAGTAAAACAGAAACGAAAATGAAAAATCAAGACGACCGGTATTCAAACATGTGCGGTAAAACATTAGCAACATTATTGCTAATAGTAATAGCACTATTGATAAGTGCTAACAAATGTTCCGCACAGTCATATAAAACTGTAAAACCAACAGTACAATATGACACAATTCCAGTAATCAACAAAAATATATCTACAGTTTATCTTATGGAAAAGAGAAACTATATGATATATAAGTACAAAGGATGTAATGAAGCTATTCAAGTTTCCAAATCTATTGTTGATTACATGTTATTATGCTGTGAACTTAAGTGCTCCTGTAATCTCGCTATCCTTAAACGCAAAAAGGACGGCGTACTCTCTCGTGTCATAAAATACAAACCAAATTATGACAGATCTCAATCAGAAAATGACATTCTAAATTTTAAAATTTATCAAAAATGAAAAAAGATTTGAAAAAACAAGCAGAGTTGATAATCGATGTGTATAACGCTAAAGTATTTGCTCAGCAGATATTAGATCCGATACTATCCTTCGGAAATAACGGTATTGGACTAACAAAAATGTCTATGAACGAAGCGGAAAACAAAATAAAGCTTGAAATATTCACAGTAACGGACAAAGAACGTTACTTTGAGTTCATGGGAAAGATCTACGACGCAGCCGCTAAGTGGAATGCATCCCATAACATGATCGAAGAAGTAGCAAAAATAATGGAGGATTCTGTTTATGGTGAGACACAGAAACCGGCAACAAAGTGCAGAAGAAGTTGCAAGACGCAGGTTCCACGCAGAGGTGAGAAAGCTTAAGGCTATATGTGAACAAGAAGGATGGGAGTTAAGTCATTACGACTTATCCCATTCTGATTGGGTGTGTGTATTATCGGAAAGTGATTATGAATTAGAATCAGACATGTATGAATGTTCTGAGGATAATGAAAATTACTTTCTAAGTCCTGAAAATTATAATCAATATAAAGAAAAATATGCGTAGTATTATAGAGAACCTCAAAGAGATCGAAGAAGAGAATCTCAAAGAAGTCATATCACTAACCAATGAGAATGACGAATTGAAAAGAAAAATAGCTGGACTTGAAAAAGATATAGAAGGTACAGAAGCAGCTGTTGAAGATTCGTATAATAGAGGATTTTTCGACGCAATAACAAAAATTAAAGATGTAATTGACCAATTACGTCCTCAATGTGGACAAAGTATCGCTCGTAAATGCGATCCTCATAAAGATGTTGGTATAAAAACGTATCATAAATAAACATTCCAATACAGAGGTATAGTATCAAACTATACTTCTGTATTTATATAGTAAAATAACTACGGTATTCTTTCCGTAACGGTCCGAAGTCCGTGTAAATATTGACGGCTATAGAGTTAATTAACATATACTTAACGTTTTAAAATTTATCAAAAATGAAAAAACTAAAATTTATCTACACAATGCTAATTGTGGTGTTCGCAACTTTGTGTCTCACATCATGTAGACACAAATCTGGACCTCAGAGTTCAGACAAACCAGGTGTAGCAATTACACAAGAAGATGTTGCCTATGTACAAGCATGCATGGACGAAATCAACAACGAGAGATACAAGTCAGTAGATGACTTTGTCTCGTCGATGATGGTTAAAAACTATGACATGCACATCGACAGTGTGATCTGTTCTATTCCAACACGAAAGTTGGAACAAATCTCTACAGCTGTATATTCCAAATATGGATATATAACTAAAGAATTGATTGCAAAAGAATATGACGAATATTACCAGCAGGTATATAAATACATACCTGTCGACATGTCAGAATCTGAAAATACACCAGACACAACCGTAAATACTAATAAATAATGAACAGAGCTTTTGTAGTTTTATTCGATGGTAACGAGGTGCCAAAGAATGTAGTAGAGAGAATCGCTAACGAAATCTCGACTTGGTGTAGAGCAGATATCGAAAGAATATCTATATCTACATTCGATGAAGACGATATTTCGAAGTCATTAATCATGACGGCAATACCACCAAATATTGGAGATGACGTAACCGCCTACTTAAGCCATCTTAAGATAGAAGAAGCTAAAAGTAGAAAGTATGGAGATGCGGCTATTAGAGAGTTGAATTCAGCGTTTCATTTACGCAAAGATACAGCTCCAGCGACATTTTGTCTAGACCTATCTTTAAAAATGTTAAAGCTTTTGGACAAAGACAAAATAAAAGCTTGCAATGACGATGATCTTCGTCTAATAAACGCAATAAGGAATCTTGGAAGAGACGTTCCTTACACAACGTCTGTAGCTAAAGCGTACTACTATACGTCAGAAATCGATGAGGTGGTAAAAAGTGTATACAGAAAAATCTTTACAGAATCAGATGGCACATTCAAAAAATGATCGTATAAATTACGATCGTATTGAGAGACAAGAACAGCGTATGAAGAGGATAAAACCTTATAAACGCCAAAGTAAACAACATATCTTTGACGACATCTATGATGACGACGAAGAAGAATATTATCCACAATAATGTATAGGATAGATTTGTATATGAGAATAAAGGAGAACAAGAAAAAATTGTTCTCCTCTTGTTGGTATCCATCAGAAAAGCAAGCTGTTAATGCTAGAAATGCTCTGATGAGTATACCAAAAGGTGTGTATTGCCAATCATTTGGTGAAAACAGACCTGTAAAGAAAAAAATACTTGGTGGTTGGGTTTGTTCCAACCCCATAAAAGACGATCGTTTCTAACCCGATCATATAGATAGGTTAGTAAGTTAATTAACAATTTAAAATCATTATCAAAATGGCAAAAGAAAAGAATTCAGCAGCAAAGGCAGTAGAAACTACAGTAAATGACAATCTCGATACAACATTCGAGAATTTGAAGAAAGGTAACCTTGTATCGCAGGGAGTTAACGAAAAGGCTCTTGAAGCTATCGCAAAATCGAAAGAAGAAGAGCAGATTCGTATGGCGCAACGTGCAATCAAGGAAGCAGAGTATAACAACTTGAAAACGGTTCTCCGATTACGTGACCAACGTCGTCGTGCAAGAATTGCAAAAGAGGCTGCAACAGCAACAAAAGAGTTGCTTGAGGGTCTTGTTGGAAAGAAGGGAGACGATGGTAAGTTTATACCAGGAACTCTTACTCCAACAGAGTATGAGAAGAAACGTAACGAGTTGAAGGACGACATTTCTAAGAAACTCAAGGAAGCTTCAACAACATTTAGTGAAGAGACTGAAGAGCTGCACACTAAGTTCCCAGATTATTGGGCATACGATAATTGCTGGGATAACATGATATTCCGAGGCCTTAACCGCTACTAATATCACTAATTTCCAAAGTGTAGAATCTTAGAATCAGACACTTATTTGCCAAATAGTTCGTATAAGTCGAAATTGGTCGCATCGATGATGGCGTTTTTTAATGAATTGACATTAGCACAAAGAATCTTAGAATCATGTGGGAAAAAGACTCTCAACATAGGGAGAATAAACTATATGTACACAGATCAAACAAATAACATTTGTGAACCATCGAGTCGTTTATTCTAAGATCACGTTAGGTGTAAGGAATAACCAAATGTACTGTCAAAGTGTTAAGTTTATGACGTTCAAGAATCTTAGAATCAGAACACCATCATAACAATATATTTAGTATATTAAACAGATATATCGAATCATATTACTACGAAGATTAAGAGTAGCTAACTTATGATTCAAAGTATATGCTGAGACAAACATTCTGTTTAATCTACCTAAGTATATAGAATCTGATCAATTCTATATACTACAAAATGAAATCGTTTGAGTATGAGTTAATTATGTAGGACGAGGGTTCGAATCCCTCCACGTCCACTCTTATTTATATATAAGGGCGTGACCGGTTTTGACTGCATAAGGAAGTAAATACGAGATTTCAGAAATCGATAAATCAGAACAATAACATTGTTGACTATACTCACGTAGCGTGAGTATAAGTCCCGACAATTCCTTGAGTCGGTTGGAAGAATAGGATGGTTGGAGAAGTACTAATAATTGGAGTTGTGGGGTTCGAATCCCTACTTCTCCTCAAAAAATTCATAGATATGAGAGGATATAAAGCTATGATTAAAGACAGACTTGTACCAACCTGGGAGTTAGCACTATTGTGGTGCAAGGCTAAAACTCGTTGGGTTGATACAGTATATAACTGTCATATAAAGAAATTAGGAAACAATAAACAGTTGAAAAAAGAAACTGTATTATTTGTAACAGGACATAGAAGCAAAAATGGAGTTTATTGCAACTTCATGAATACTATTACAAATGATGATTGTTTCAGAGCTAACAATCCAGAAGAATGGGCATATTGGAATAGTGTGTATAATTGGGTGAAATGGTTTTCATCCGAGATGCAGGTGATGAAAGATGATTTGATTACAAAATCTAAATCTGAATTCCAATCACTTTTTTATGTAAACGATGAATTATATAGATTTTTAATACGAAATATTCATTTGTACGCATCATGAAACAAAAAGGTTTTCCAGAAACACCCGGGTTGTATATAGCTCAACGCGAGTACGATGTAGTCTTATTAAAGATTACAGGTATGTATCCAACTTTACAGGTTGGAAAATGTGTGTATCTATCAGCAATGATAGGTGGTAATACAATCAAAGAAGCTCCAAAAGAAATTGTTGACAATATTATATTGTTCAGCAAAAACTGGGAGTTTTCAAAGATTGAAAGTATTGATACGCGTGTATTTCCCAAAACAGCGTTTAAAGTCAATGGGAACTTGGATCTTGGTACAGACGAAAGATTATCTTTACGTAATACGTATTATCGTTTTGTACAAAGTGGAGTTTCATCGAGCAAGATTATTCGTGCATTAATGTACGAATACCATGTAACTATGGAGCAAGTAATATCATTAATAAATGAATTTGATGCATGTTAGTTACAGGACCGTTCTCAAGCTATCTGAACCAAGATACACTAAAAAAGAAGTACAACGTATTGCGAAAGATAGAATGGGCTTATAAATATGACATATACAACAGTTCTGCCATAATAAGTCCATTCCCAAAGCAAATATGTATAACCAATAAAGAACTTCGAATTTGGTTAAACTGGGTAAATAGAAATATTGTACTCAGACTTGGTTTAGATTATGAAATGACAATCCGTGTTAAAATGAGGATAGCATCGGGAATGTTATCTAAAATAAAATCTCTTACTAATATAAACAAATTACAAATATTTGCGAATATGATAGAGAATATTAATACGGAAATTCAAATAATGACAGTAGAAGATCTACCGTTTTAAAATTATGTTTGATTATGAATACACCCAAAATTACTCTAGAAGAAATTGGGATAATCAAAGATGCCAAAGCTGGTAAAGAATCAGCATTTAATTTGTTGTACCATAAATACAGAAGTTTTGTAATAGATTTATTAAATCAATACATAAAAGATATTGATGAGTCTAAAGACTTATCTAATCTTGTATTTCTAAAAGTACATCAAAAACTCTCGAAATTCAAAGACTATCATTCATTTGGAGGATGGTTGAGAATACTAACAAAAAACACTGCCATTGATTATCTAAGGACATTGAAAAATAAAACAATATCTATAGATGATCAAGAAAACGGAATACAATTATCGGATATCGGAGATATTGTTGATGAAAATGTTTCTATAACATACGATATGTTAATAGGAATGCTTGGTAAACAAACAGAAACCAATAGAAAAATCATCAAATTGTATTACGAAGAAGGAATGACAGTATTACAAATCAGTAAAGCGATAAATGTGCCAGTGGGAACTATAAAGTCATATCTGCACAGAATTCGTAATAACCTCAAAAAACAATTAAAACTATGTTAAATCTTCTAACATTTATCATTGGAATAATTGGTATATTTCTTATTGCTCGATACAATAAGAGTAACAAATTGTTCTGGCTACTAGTCATCTCAATGATGTCTGGTTTCATTGGTGGCACAATTGCAGCCAATATGAAGAATGATAAGAAGAGTAACGTAGAGTATGTTTCACAGAACATGACGCCTTGCAGTATGCCCGCTGCAACATTCTTGCCAGTAAACGGTGAGTATAAGGTAGTTCCGACTGTAGAAACATCAGTTGTAGCTTATGTTACAACATCTACCAAAACTCTTCTTAAAAAACCAAATTTTACAACTATTTATCATGAAGGATTAAGCCCTTTCATCTTTGACTCATCTTGAATATTTAATTCGATTCCAGGATAAGTTAATTTCTTTTAATAAAATAACCCTTTAATAATTATCAAAATTATGGCACAGAAGAATAAAAACATAACAACAAAGAAGACAAAGAAAAGTGTAAAACCACTAGAAGCTCCTGTAGAGCAGGTAGTTGTAGAAACAGTAGAGGAAACTAAAACTCCAAAGGAAAAGCCGGAAGAGAAGATTAATCCTACAAACATCACAACGAAGAATATGGTCGGTAGAGTAAATTCATCGCTCGATGCTAATCATCGCGTTGATTTGCTTAATCTTGCAGACGATATCTTCCGCAAAGACCCAGATGCGGAGAGAAAGTTTACACTTGAAATTCGTGATAGTGTAAACGCAATTGTAGCAGCAGGAGTGGTTGCAGCACTTGCAGACGAGTCTGTATATGGCACATCAACATTCTCAGCAGTGTTGAATCACGCCATGTATCCGCAGCTTGTTATAGCAGCTAAGGAGATGGGAGTTACACTTCCAAATGTGAAAGCTCTTCCTGTAAATGAAAAGGACGAGGTTATCGTTGAAAGCGACAAAATCAAGGTATCGAAAGATGCTAAGAAGAAGTTGCAGGAGGAGCATGCAATAGAAGAAAAGAAGCCCGAACTCGATCCTGTAAAAGTGGCAGATATGGGTGAGGAAGCTTTGAAGGAGGCTCTTCAATATCTTCTGATTGTTGGTCCTAAGAAGACTAACATCAAGAATACGCTTGTAAGTGTTGTTGATTTCATGCGTACGTATCGTATGACAATGGCAGATAAGGCTGAGAATGTAGCTGAAGCAAAGCTGAAGTATGACGGATATACAGTGGATAAGTGGTTGATGGATGCATTCAGCTACGTTAAGCCTACTTTTCTTCTTCATGGGATTGGACGTGGTCTTATCACCATGGCGTCTCTCGCAAAGAGTCCTGTATCCTCATTCTGTATTCTCAGAAGGACTCTTACAGACCCTGAAACAAACAAGCCAGTATGGGACGATCAGTCTATTGCGGATGCAGTAAAGGCTATCATCTATCTCGTAGCAAGTAACGCTATTGCAGATGAGCAAAAGAATCTCGACGCTCTCGATAAGAAAGCTAAGGATTATAAAGAGGTGTCTGAGAAGTATAAGAACTCAATAGACCATTATAAGAAGATTCTTGAGTATGTCTCAAATCCGGATTTTGATGTGATAAACACCATGATCCAGAAGATGGATGACGAGAAGGATCCTACTGCGACGAAGCTCTTCAATTACGTAAAGGATCAGTATTATCCTAACGTGGCACGTAGCGGATATAAGAATCTTGATTACGATGTAGTTCAGCGTGCAGGTATTATTACCAACATGTTTATAACAGAGGCAGACCGCAACGAGGACTACAACGAAGTAAACATTCAAGAGCTTGTAGCCTATACGACTGAAGAGATTAAAGAAATGCGTGAAGCTGAGGCAAAAGCTAAGGCAGAGGCTAAGAAAGAAGAGTCAAAAAACGCATAAAGGAGTTACGATCAATTCGTAAAAAACGACATATACAGTTAGTAATTGACGATGTAAAAGATTCATGTAAGAGATTCGCGAGCTCTGTAAAGAATCTTTTACACGTTGAACTAACTCCTCAAGGAACTCCAAAGTTCGGTCGTAACTCCTAGTAAATAACTTTAAAACATTATCAAAATGTCAGAAATTCATATAGGCAGTTATAAAAAGCTTAGAAAAGTGATTAATCGTTTAAACAGTGATAGATATTCACATAACTTGCGTAAAGATATGCGAGTTCCTAGACACAATGGAATAACCGTTATTGTTGATCACGATAAAAAAGAAGCTGTCGCTTAAACTTTAAAAACATTATCAAAATGAAAAAGTTAACAACAATCATTTCGTGCTCAATGCTACTAATATATGGATTATTAGTGGGTGTAAATAATAGAGCAGATCCTGGTGCAACAGCATATGCTGCGCCAGCGGCACCAGTAATAGGTGCATTGCCATATGATTTCCAACAGAGTCATATGAAACGTGATACTGTCTATATTACAAAAGACAGTGTGGTGTGCAACTATAAAGAGAGAATAAAAGAGGTAAAAGTACCATATGCAGTACATGACACGTTGTATGTGCCAGTATTGTATATAGCTTCACCCAAGGTTCGTGAGGAGCAAACCTGTGGTAACTCTCAATCCGAGTATATCGTAAGGAAAGCTAGCCCTGAAGATATCGACCACAAAACGACATTCACTCCGGGAGAGAATAGCTAAGGCTATTCAGTCGTAGACATCTCCGTCAGTACTTATAGTGGGTCTCATTAGCCCATGTACGAAAGAAACTTGATCCGAGAATATGTTAACCTTCTCAAAAGGCGAGATTACTCAAAAGGTAGGATGAAATGTATTATATGTGAAAAGTATAATATAAGTGGGGAGAGCGTTGTATTAACCCCAACAGCGTTATTGAGAACCGTCTGGCGAATAACGACTTAGGAAGACGCGTAAGTCTCAAGAAGAGCAAAACAATCCAGTAGCTAATACTCCTTGTAGTTTTGATGTAGACTACATTGGTAACTGAATACAAGTGTTGAAACATATGAAATTCCAAACTTCATATGATACATCATTGCTTAATCTAGTGTTCCACAGCTCCAAACTGTGTATGAAGGGATGAAAATTTTATTAGGGTGTAAGATAGGATAGAGAAGGACTTAGCAGGTAGTGTGTGAGTCAGATCATACTATTGTCAGTTAGGCTAAGCTACGCAGTAAACGTAGTGTCCAGGGATAAATCTGTGCCGTTCGATTCGGCAACCTTTTGAGCCAAAGAAGGGTCCAGGGATGCAGTAAAGAGTTGAGGCTGAGAAAACTATCTGCTTACAATGAGATAAGACCGCCAGGCTTTGGTCGTTTATGCGGTATATAAAAGTAAAATGACTAGATACGTGAAGCAAACTGTATAGCTCCCAGAGTCAGCGTTCATAGGACTGAGGGCAGGATTATAGTATAAGACATTAGCAATCTTATATTATATGAAATGTGGAATAAAGGTGATTACTTGACAATCAAAAACCACCATTTCGTATTTTATGGTTTAACATTAAATGCACATTTATAATATAAGCATAACACTCCAGTTATAACCTGAAAATTATAAATGCCTATAAAACATTTACAAGATTAGTATATACATATTCAATATAGCATATAATATCTATTATCCTCTGTATAAAGAAAAAGAACCGTTAGGAATAATGATAGTTATTATATATAATAATAGTGCATATGTTATGAGTATAAGTAAATATACAAAATCGAGTATTGTAAGGTGTAGGAAAGAAGCTACATATTAAGTTCTAAGATAACATTTATTAACAAAAATTGATGTCCCCAGATAGTGAAAAACTTATGTTGTAAATAAGGAGTAACGAGGTCTGGAAGTTCGAGTGCCAACCGTTATGATAACCAGTGTAAAGTATACATCCGCAAGTGTATATGTATAGCTAAAGGTAGAATCAATACAGAAAACATAGTAGGCAGCATATTATTAAAATGAGAAATCATACTAGCAGTGCAAAAGCGTATGCCTGTGGGACGAACCCACCACGGTCTACACTGTCTCTGTAGGGCGTGAAAATAATATGTGGGTGATAACATGTAAGTATGTACAGGGTTGAAATCCCTAATATTCGTGCACTATAAACAAACGAGGTTTTTAGCAAGGTTTTCCATCGAATAACCACCGTAGAGTCGTAGATACCCCCTGAAGGCTAGACTGTCCGATAATGAAACGTTACTATTGATTATTCTACTCACGTTTAAAAGGAAGAATAGTGGTTGATGCGCCTAAACAGTATCGTAAGACTGTACAGCATCGAGAGAATGTGTTTGTTGTTATTGGGAAATACACGGCCAAGACATTCTCTATCTTTATTTTTTGTTGGATAATACACATTATCTCAGCCAATGAACCCTCCGCGATTCCTGAAACATCAGAGCGTTGGACGGATGATGTGTATAAACTTTATTTCAAAAAATCTAGTTTTACTCTAAAAGATTTAGTATGTGATATACAAAAGGTCATTCAAAGCTTTCCTATAGAGGTATAGGGTTAGTTGTATATACTCATAAGAGGCTAAGCTGTTTCTACCGTTGAAACCCTCTTATGATGACTTACACGGAAAAGCGGTCAAAAAATAAATTGACACCTTTATTTATAAATCTTGAGTATAAAAACTTTAAAGCTTTCTCCGAGCTGAGAGGAGAATAAATATATAATTTATCGTGGGTGTAATCAAACACGATATCAAATAGGATAAATTATTATGGACAATAACAATGTAAATATCAATGTAAGATTAGTGGAAGACAACCGAGTAAATATTAGCAGTTTTGGTTCGCTTTATGGTAAGCGAATCTTTAAAGCAGTCAAGCTCTCATGTGATCTTGACTTCCAAAAGCGTCTCCGTGATGCAAATGAGAATAACGGACTTGTAACTAACCGTGCTCCACAACGCTATAAGATAGTACCTATTGATATAGTAGGTCTCGATCTTGACAAGGACGTTGACGGAACTAATATAATTGTGATCAATAAGGGTCGCAAAGACGAGGCTGGCGAGTCTATTGAGGTTCGTTGTCCGATTGACAACGAGAAGTTCACAAAGGATGTTACAACTGAGACTGTAACAGACGCGTTGAACAAGAAGGATTTTATGACTACATACTTCGCAAACGCAAAGAAGCTTGCTGAGGCATTGAATCCTGCAAATGCAACAGAGATGAACCGTATCGATGCTCTCATTCGAGATCTTGAGAAGCAGCGTAAGATGATCCAGGATACATTCGATAAGAATATTTCAGGTGTAAACGATTACTACCGTCAGCTCGACCAGAAGAAGAGCGAGGTGCGTGTAAATGTAACAGTTGACTAATGAAAAAGATTAGCCTTAAAAGCAAACTGCAAATACAGATTCTTTTTTTGGATCCAACAATCAAACGGAACCTGATTGATGAGTCTAAAAAAGAATTATATAGTCGAATTACTATTAATGAAGATGGATCTATCACTTTTGGAAAGACAGGGTGTCTTTGGTGGAATCGTCTTCTTGGTGATGAAATGACTATATCTTTTGCAGATTTTGCAATTAAAACTGTAGCAGCTCTTGCAGGACAGGAACGTAATATCAACGATGTTATACTCAAAGGCTTGAGTGAGGAGGTAATACGTAATGCTGTAATGCGAGATAAATACGACATGGTAGTAGATCGTTTGTTTGATGCCGCAAGGTATGGTGTTAAAGGTCCTCTAAATACTGAGGGCTTCTCTGTAAGTGATAAAATAGATAAACACATTAAAATTGAAACCAAGGATGGTATACGAGTAGCACATTTGCCGGGATCAGGCGATCCCTTGTGTGAAATCAAAATTGGTGTCAAAGGTGTTGATTTTTACGAATAGTTATATTTTGTAGGTTAAACAGGCGTTTGATTACAAATCTTACATACTATTATATATTCACTTTAGTGTTGGGGCACATAGTACCCCGACTCAATTAACCTTCATGGCGGAATTGGTAGACGCTTTGGACTTAAAATCCAATGACCATACGGTCGTGCGGGTTCGATCCCCGCTGGAGGTACAATGTTTTTAGGATAACATTGTTATTTATTGTTACTATTTATTATTTTGTTGAGTTTGTGACTCTTCGGTTTGTGAAAATAGAAGAGTCTTTACGGTGTGTTACAACAACCAAATAATCATTTGTTTACTATTTCTCAATTTTGTAGGTAACATGAGGTGCAAGTCCTTACACACCGACTAGGTAAACGATTTTTTCAAATTCATATCAATATGTTTAATTTAAATCAAATCGAAATATGAATAAGAACAAATCAATGAAATTAAGCTCAAAGGATATCATTATTGCTCGTGATAACATTTGTAAGACAAAGACGAAGTATTGGCGTATTATACGTTTAGAGAACGTTATAAGTAAGAAGGCTAAGGCAGCCGGAATGGGTTCAGGTTTTGACCTAACACAATTGCATAATGAGATTCTTCAAATGTCTAATACACTCATTAAGATTAAACTTATGTTGAATGCTATTAATAATGGCATTAAGGAGTTTAACTTTGAGGAGGCTAAGAAGACACATTATTATACAATTTACGCAGCTTGTGAGAAAAAAGAGCAACTTGCACATTGGGAAGAGATTCTCAAAAAGAGTACAATTAATCCAGCTACAAAAGCAAAAGCTGGAACAAAAGGTACTGGAAAAATAGAGACATTTACATCAGCTAAGATTACTGCAATAAAGAAGAAATTGCAGCTTGAGATAAATAAGCTTGATGCTGATATTGCTAAGTTTAATAACGAGGCAAGTCTCGAAACATCAGATATTGATGATATTAAGCATTATTTTACAGCTTAAATAACATATAAATGCCTTATGAATATGGTCAGCACATAGATGCACAGGGTCGGGTCCTGTTATGGCAACAATTAAAATAAGACTATTTAAGCGTATATAATATTATTCTGGATAGTTTTATCATTAGAATAATTAAAACGCGCTAGAACGCAAGCAAATACGCTTAAAATCAATTTTTTAACCATTAAAAGCATAATCAATATGAAAAAGAATAATATAAGTAAGAGCCTCAAGAAAATAGATATAAATACACAAATAGTAAAACGTTTTGACAATTTTTGTACAACCAAAAGAGCAGAAAATCTCGTTATAGACGTAGATAGACTTGGAATACAGGATCTATTAAAGAAGTATGGTCTTAAATATCTTACTAAATTAAGACCTTTTGGTTCAGAATACACAATACGACAATTTATAAGAATGCGTATGGAGAAGATTGGAATAAATCATAATTATACGCATATTCATAACGGTGTATTTACCCCAAGAAGAGATATAAATACAAAACTTCCATGGAATCTAACCAAAGAAGAGATAGGTATGATATGGAAGAAGCGAGAAAATGCTTTCAAATTAGGATATGCAGAGCGTTTGCATATGCTTGAGGATCATAAAGTTGATAAGTGGGAGGAGAAACATCGTCCCACATTTGAGGAGTTAAAACAGGATTTATTCCCCAGAGCACTATTACAAGGTTTTTTCGACCTTCGAGACAAAAAACGAGAGACTATACGAGAGGATTTAGCTGGAAAATATCCTCCAAAGGATAGTTGTGTTGTTACTGTAAGATTTTATAGTGACGATGGAGCTGTTATAAATGAGAAAGTATTCGGACATTTATATGATCCGACAAACATAATAAACACACGTCCTAGTTATTATACTGTTCAGAAGAAAAGTAAACGAATTAAATCGGTTGCTACTAAACTTAAAAATAGAGCTATTGCTATATTTGGCGATGATTTAATTTGTTTGAAAGTATTCTGTCATAATAGTAATGACATAGGAATGTGGGTTTAACAATCTAGACCGACCTTGCGGTTGGAACCCTATTTTCACATCTCACATAACGTTGTTCTTGCAAAATCAGTGGATTCGCAGTTGCAAAGTTTTGAATTCAGTACCGAGAAGGGTGGACATCAGGTTCGAGTCCTGAATAGGGAACAATATTAACTAAGAATCATAGAATCATGGTAATACATAACAAAACAGTCATGATTTACGATATCGAAGTTTTTCCTAACACATTTCATTGTGTGCTATTAAATACAGATAATGAGGAATTATATAAGTTTGAAATATCTGAAAGAAAAAATCAAATACGAGAACTTGTACAATTCTTTACAAATCCTAAATATTTATTATGTGGATATAATAACAAACATTACGATGATGTTGTTATTAATTACATTATAGATTATATAGATATAATGCTTTGTAAAAGCATATATGATGTAACATTATCTTTATTTAATTTATCACAGACGATAATTAATTTGGAAGACGGAAATATTAGTAAAATCAAAAGATGGAAATATGCTAATTATTTCGAATCAATGGATCTGCTCACAATGATGTTTAGTTCAAAACTCCGTGTTGGATTAAAATCAATGCAGATAACAATGCAATATCAGAATGTACAAGAATATTCTGGAGATTTTGGTAGTTTTTTACCGAAAGATAAAATTGATGAGATGATTAGTTACAACATTAACGATGTAAAATCGACATATTCACTTTTTAATTACCTTGTTAAAAATGGAGATATCGATTTGAGATTGTTTATAGAACAAGAGTACGGTTTTAACGCCCTGTCAATGGATAGTGTTAAGTTTGGAGAAACATTAATAGCTAAAAAAGTTTGTGAGGAATTACACATAAACAAAAGACAACTAGAACAAATGCGATCTCCAATGGACAATATACCATTGAAGGACGTTATATTACCGTTTATACGATATAAAAATCCAAAGTTTCAGGAAGCTTTAGAAGATATGAAAAAACAAGTAGTATCTTCTAAAAACAAAAAACCTGGAGAAAAAAACTATGAGAACAAGTTTGTCGTCTCGGGTGTACGATATTCGATTGGTGTTGGCGGAATTCATTCATTGAATGAACCACGAATATACGTTCCTAAAGAAGATGAATATTTGGGTCACTTAGATGTGGCTTCAATGTATCCGTCATTCATCGTGCGCTATGGGTGGTTTCCTAGGCACTTAGGTAAAGCAGGTCTGGCTGTATATACTCAAATATACCATGAGAGAATACAAGCCAAACATAGCGGGCAGAAACAAAAGAATTTAGCACTAAAGCTAACTTTAAATTCTGTCACAGGAAAAATGCAACAAGAGACTAGTTGGATGTACGATCCATTTAGTGTGTTTAAGATCAGGATAAACGGGCAATTAATCCTACTAATGTTGGCAGATTTATTACTACAACATTCTTGTGAGATTGTGCAAGTAAACACTGATGGTGTAATGTTTATTGCTAAAAAAGCGTACAAAGATGCTATAATGGAATCGGTAGCTAAACTTGAGCAATTAACAAAACTCTCTTTTGAAGCAGATAGCTATGAAGCGTTTTATCAGTTCGCTGTCAACGACTACTTTGGTGTGGTTGACGGATTTTCTCAATCTAGAAATCCAAAACTGATAGAAAAAAAAGGTATGTTTATAACAGAACCTGTATTGGGTAAAGGATTAGCACCAACCATTATCCCAGAGGCTGTTATAAACTACTTTGTATATAACATTCCAGTAGAAGATACAATACGTAATTGTGATGATATACGTAAATTCTTAATGTCGCAACGAGTAGATAAAAAATTTAAAGTTGAATATGACGATAAATATATACAAAGAATTAATCGCTGGTATGCTAGTACAAATGGATGTTATCTATATACAGTAGATGAATCTAAAACACCTGTAAAATACTCAAATCTATTAAAGAAGAGTGGTGTTACGATTTTAAATTACATAGATGATATATCCACAAAAAACAGAAAAATTAACTATCCTTACTATATAAGTGAGGCACGAAAAATAATAGATCAGTTGGTATGTAGACAATTAGATCTATTCCAGTCTTGTTAACCAAAGAGTATAAGAGATGATAGTAGAATTAAATACTAAACTTCTGGAACTTCCAGAAAAAATCAATTTGAATCAGTTAGTATTCCTTAGTATGGTATTGAATAAGAATCAAAGTACATATGATCAAGACGTTCGCAAGTTAGTCAGCCTTATGCGTGACGACGAAATATCATACTTAATCGAGCAGGGTTTGGTTACTTCGATGGAGAGAAGTAAATCTATACTATACAAGGCAAGTCAAAAACTTGAAGACTTTATGGAACCTCCTAAAGATCTATTTGACTTGTTTTACGAAATGTATCCTATATATGTCTTACGTTCTGACGGAAGTAAATCTTTCTTAAGGACAAATAAAAACAAATGTCGTAACCTTTATAATATACTTACTGGAGGTAATAACGCAATGTGTGAACATATTAATAAATGTTTGCAGTTCGAAATCGATAAAAAGATGAAAACTGGAAAGATGTGTTATATGAAAACAATGTTGCGGTGGTTACAAGATAGACAATGGGAAACCTCAGACGAAGAAATGAATAATACAGAACAAACAAAACAGAGCAGTTATGGAACAGAGTTGTTTTAAATTAAAAATTAGACCAATATCTGTTGTAACTGATGAAGCATTGAGTTATATAAAAGCTAGAAAAGATAATGATATAACATCATTAGCTACTAGATGGAAGAAACTCAATATGTGTTGTATGGGAGGTATTGAACCAAATTGTGTATACACAATAGCAGGTATTTCTGGAAGTGGTAAGAGTTCATTTGCAAATCTTATCGCTACTGATTTAATTGATTATAATCCAAAGGTTAACACTATTGTTTTGGTGTTTTCATTAGAAATGGTCGGATTTAGGCAGATCGGAAGAACGCTTTCTAATAAGTTACGGAAAACGACTTCTTATTTGTATAGTTCTCAACAGAACCTAGACGATTCTACATTTGAACAAGTCGTCAATGTTTCCAATCAAATCAGGAATTATCCTATTTATTTTGTGGATGATCCTGGTACACCTGAACAAATAGATGAAACAATTCAAGCTTTTTATTCAAAGTATGTAAAAGGGCAAAATAAGCATTTTGTAATTATGTATGATCACACTTTGCTTACTAAACGTATAGGAAGTGCTATTGAAACTTTGAGTGCATTACAAGAAGTTTTCATTAGAGCTAAAAAACTGCCTTTGACATCTATTATACAGTTATCACAAATGAATAGAAGGATTGAAGAACCTGAAAGGATTAATAACCCAGCTTCTCATTATCCTATGAGAAGTGATTTATCATCGTCTGATTCAATATTTCAAGCTAGTGATTACGTGCTTGTTATACATAGACCTGAGATATTAGGAATTCAAGAGTATGGTCCAAATCGTTTACCTACTACAGACAAGGTATATATCCACATTTTAAAGAATAGAGATGCTGGAAAACCTTGTATTTTGCAATTTGAAAATGACCTTGCTTTTAATAACTTAATAGAATCAGAAATTGTTTCAGATAATAATTAACATTTTAAAGGCTGAAAATTATGAAGAAGTATACTTTTAAACTCGATAATACCAAGAAGATTAACAATGAGTCAACTAACAACTATTCTAAGATTATTGATGATATTATATCTGCTAATGTAATTAAGAATAACCCTTATTTCGATAGTATTCCAAATACTAAGAAGAGTAAGACGATTAACATTGATATTCATCTCGGTAAGAAGTCTCCAAAGTATGATAAGAAGAGTTTTGATTATGGTGACATTTTCGATGCTCTTAAGACTATTTACAATTTGAAGAATGAGAAGCCTATGTATGACTTTAAGTTGTATGATGGTACTCCTGTGAAGATGTTCTCTGATGAGATTCAGATTGGTTATGATCTGATCCCACTTACTGGATTTACTCGTGAGTACTACAATTCTCTTTCTGAGAGTACGCGTAAGCATATTATTGATATTACTATTGATATTCAGCGAGCAGCGTAATTGTAAACAATGAACTAACAAATAAATAGATGCATTGACACATGAGCGGTTTTATATTACCTACACAACCAATTCCAGCAGTTTCAACAAATCCTAAATTTTTAATTTTATATGGTCGTCCCAAAGCAGGAAAGACTAGTGCATTAGCACAGCTTCCTAATAATCTAATTATAGATTTAGAGGGAGGATCACAATTTATAGACGCAATGGCAGTACAAGCCAGAAGTGTTGGAGATTTAGGAGAAATTGCACAAGCAATCAGAGCTAAAAACTCTGAAACAAAACATAATTTTTATAAGCATATAACAATAGACAATGCTACTCGATTAGAGGAGATGTGTCTACCGTATGCAAAGACACTTTATATGCAAACACCAATGGGAAAGAACTATAAAGGAGACGATGTACGTACTTTACCAAATGGTTCTGGATATATGTATCTAAGACAAGCTGTACGCAAAGTTTTAGATATGTTTAAGAGTCTTTGTGATGAGTTTATTTTAATTGGACATGTGAAAGATGTTCAAATAGAACAAAACGGAGAGGAGCTTAATCAGATGGCATTGGATCTTGTTGGAAAACTAGGATCTATTGTATGTGGTGAAGCAGATGCTGTGGGATATGTTTATAGAAAAGGTAACGAAACTCACATAAGCTTTAAAGGTGGTGATGGTACCATTAAAGAAGCCAGAGCACCTCATCTTAGAGGTAACGATATTATTATCGCAACTGGTAATGAAGATGGAACTATTACTACTTATTGGGACAGAATTTTTAAATCAGAAAACTAATAGAAGATATGTTTAGTACTAAAACAGCTGTATTTGACAGTTCAAACAAATATATGAACGCCGGTATTAATGACAATGTAACTCTTAAAGAAGTAAATGTCTTAAAATCTCCAAACGGGCGTGATTACCTTGAAATAATATTTGAAGATGCTAATGGAGCAATAGCCTCTCTTACAGAGTGGAAAAATGAGAAGAATATGTGGATTAAAACTGATGAAGAACTTCAGCGTCGTGATAATCAGCAATTCGGACGAATGCTTCAAATTCTCAAATGTTATTTTGAAACTATTGAAGATGTAGAACTTAATACGTTTGTCGATATGATAACATGGATTAAGAGTAAGCTTGATACTGTAATAAGTGGAAAGAAACTTCTACGTCTTAAAACAACATACGATAATAAAGGTTTTATTCGTGTATCAACTTATGGTATATTTGTAGAACCAATGGATGTTGAAGAAACTCAGATAGTATTAACAGGACGTGATAAAACAACACGACCAGAAATAAAAGTAGATGATGAAAAGTCTACTGATCCGCTTGGCAATGCCACTCCGGACAATACTATTGCAGAAGATAAAAAGGATGATCTACCCTTCTAATGTAGATCTGGTGGAGTGTTGACTCCAGTCCACTAAGAATGGTAACTCTGAACTATGGGAGGATCGCAACCTCCTACCATTCCACAGGAAGCTCTATAAAGT